TGGCGACCGGTACAGGCCATCTGAGCAAGCATCTGCCACTCGTATTGGGGGTCATGCCTGCCGGACTGCATGGTTGCGATGTGAGTGGCCGTGTTGGGACATTTGATCTCCAACACACCGTCATCACCGATGAGGCCGTCAGGCGAAGCGCCGAAGCGGGCGATAGTTGGGTGCATGATCAGGCCGGACTCGACGATCATGATCCCCTTGTCCGACTCGTAGGCCATGCCTGCGAACGGCTCCAACTCGACACCGCGTTGCACGGCAGCATTCCGGGAGAGATCCGCGCCGCCTTGTTGGCCGGTGAGGCGCTCGCACAGAAGCTCCATCATGTAATTCTTGCGAGTGGCTGACGGCGCTCCACCGCGACCGCTGGCCATCACATCCTTAACTTTGCTGGCGGTCACGCAGCCCAGCCGAGCCGCAAACCATTCCGCGCTACGCTGCTCCATCTAACACCTCCTCAGCCTCGCCTTCGATGGGCGCGGCTTCTGCTTTAAGGGTTTCGCTGCGCTTGGTCACTTCCGCCTTGAAGCGGGCATGGCCAGCAGCGTCTTTGGCTTGCTTCATAGCTGCCGTGCCCTGGTGGTACACGTCGGCCAGTGATTCGAGGCTGCCAGCCTTCATTGCCAGGTCGATCCAGTTGTTTACCAACTCGGGATCGCTTGGCGCCGAACCCAGCATCCCGGCCAGCCCCTCGCCGCCGTCTGTGTTCAGGTGGTGGATGGCCTGTTCAAGGCGGTCCGTCTTCGGCCAATATTTGTAGCCGCGCTTGACCACCGTCTTCTTGGCCATCTCGCCAGGGTCGGTTACCCACGGGCAGCTCTTCTGCTTGCCAATCCAGGCCTTCCAGGCGCTTGACCGATCACGGATGGCGTTCACGTCGTCGATGCTCATCGTCTCGGTGAGGTAGTCGCCGTCGGCTGTCTTGACCACCACGTACACACCAATCGGCTCACCGCGATCCTTGGCGAACGGGTTGTAGGAGTGGGATGGCGGCTTGTCAAAGCCGTTGAGAGAGAAGGAGTCCGCTGCGTAGACCAGTTCAGCCTGGGCCCAGCGGATGGCGCCGGTCGACATGGCCAGATCCATCAGGCCGATGTAGCTGATGTCGAGGCAGATCTTCCCGTCGCGAGGGACTAGATAGGCCTGCTTCTTCGCCGGATTCAGGCTGATGCCGATGGCGGCGATGTTCGTGATGGCGTTGGCCACCGACTGGCGGTTCTGCAAGGCTATCTTGGTGGCGTACTCGTTGGCTGTGATCACCTGGATGGCGAACTCGGCCTCGCGCTCGAAGTTGAGCGACCGGTCGGTCAGGACATTCGCGAACTGATTCCGCTGCGCGTAAATGTCCTGCGTGATAGTGGTGACTGCCTGATTCATGGCGACCTCAATATTCGATTTTGACGGCAGGGATGAAGTTGCTGGCGATCAGCTTCACGGCCAGGCGTGCGCAGTCTTCGGTCATGCCGTTCTGCATGAATGCCTCTTTGGCGGCCTTGTAGATGGCGCCTTTGTGCGCCTTGTCTGCCTCGCGCGCTTGGGCCTGCTGAAGCTCGAAGGCCACAGCGGCCGCTTGGCGGTCAAGCTCATCTTGGCGAGCGCGCTCAACGGCCTGAGCTTGACGCTGCTCGGCGGCGATACGTTCTTGCTCGGCGCGCTGCTCAGCGGCGATGCGGTTGGCTTCTGCCTGTGCAGCCGTGCGTTCTGCCTGCTCGGCCTGCAGCCTTAGTTCCAATTCGCGGCGTTCTGCGGCCGCCTTGGCGTCTGCTTCCCGGCGGATTGCGGCTTCGCGCTCAGCCTGGGCGGCAGCTTCTGCTTCACGGCGCACGCGCTCTTCGGCATCGCGGGCGATCTGCGCTTCACGTTCCTGCTGTGCGCGGGCCTCGGCTTCGGCGCGGAGGCGGGCAAGCTCAGCTTGCTCAGCCTCATACCGCTGCAACTCAGCCAGCACCGCTCGCAGCGCTTTCACGGCCAGGTCTTTGGTGCGCGCGGCTTCCGCTTCGAACTCTTCCCATTGCTCGCCAATTTCGACGCCTTCCGCCTCAGCGATGAGGCCTTCGACGTGGGCAGATGTCCGGCCCGCCAAGTTCAGTGGCAGGCCTCGCAGCCATTCCATTCGGTCGTTATGGCGATCAACCCGGGCGTCCTCTGCGGCTTGCCATTCAGTCAGCGGCTGCCGCACCTGGTCACGCAGTGCGTCCATCTCGGTGACGAACTCGCGCAGCTCGGCCTCGACAACCTTCGGCATTTCCTTCAGGCGGCGCAGGTAGTCGCGGCCCGGTTTCTCGACCGCCGTCTTCGACTTGCTGACCTTTGCAGCCAGGCTAGCGATGCGCTCACGCCCCTTGCGGGTGGTGAGGTCTGGTACTTCGCCGGAGACCTCCGCCTTAGCGTGATCGAGGAAAGGCTTCAGCCCGCCCAGCACGTAAATGGCCGGAGCGTTTGATTCGTTGATGTCGTCAATGCTGACGAGCTGCTGAGTTGCAGACATGCGGAGTCTCCCGCGCCATCCGTGTGCCGGGGCGCTGCGATTGAATGGGGTAGTGGTTGAATCAGTGCGGTGCGTAAGCGCTGGCGATCATCCAGGCAGAGCAGAACATCAGAGTGAAGAAACTGCCGCGCCAGAATGCGATGCGGCGGGCTTGCTGCCGGGTCACTGACATGGCTTTGGCCTGGCAATCAGTCGACGCTTCAGCCAATCAGCCTTCATGGGAAAGGGCAGATCAGCAACGCGCATGCCGGGCGGAAAGCTGAAGGTACCGCGCACCCTGGCGGTGACTTCTTCAAGCTGCTCGTCGATCAGGGATGGAACGATTGGCGTGGTCATGCTGCAGCCTCCAGAAGCTCACGAAAGCGAATCATCTCGGCGGCGCGGATACGCTTCACCAGATCGTCACGCTCTTGAGCTGTAATGACTGAGAGTTCGTAGGACAGGTAGGCGGCCATACAGGCCCTCTCTGCAATGTGTACAGGAAGGATCGAGGTCGGGATGTACTTGAGCTCGCTTTCAATCCGGTGAATCGCGATGTCATGAGGTGTCATGCTGCCCTCCGACCTTTCTTCACTTCGTCAATCTGGCGCCAGAGTTCGGTCTCGATCTCTTCAGCGTACTGTTCGGCAACCGCTGCGCAGGCGTTCTTGCCAATATCCATTGGCACCCGGTCATCGTCGTAGGTGAAGCCCGACCAGACTTCGAACTCCAGCTCGCGATAGCCGCTGTGGTCCCAATCGCTTGCCCAGGTGCCCGGCGAAGGCTTCACGTCGACGATGGTGGTGATGAACACTTCAAGGACGAAGTCCTCGATGATCACTTCGTATGTCATGGTCGCCTCCGTAGGCGCTGTGCAACCGCATTGGTCGGGTGCCAGACGCGGGTGACCAACCTCTGTGCGTGTGAGGACACAGATCTGGCATCCGCCGATGCGGTCGATTGAGTGGGGTTATTCGGTGGGTGTAGCGAGGTGTGGCTGCCAGTGTGTGACGCGGTGCTCGAAGCGAGAGCCATCGCCGTAACGCCAGTCGATACCATTCCAGTAGAGGAAGCGGGCGCCATTGGCGTTGCTTTGGGCTTTTCGAGCTGGGGTGTAGCCGATTACCCAGGCCTTGCCGCCGCCCTTAGGCAGCTCAGGCATGCGCTCATCGCACTTGATCCAGCCGCTCATGCCGCCTCCGACCAGTGGCGATTGATGCTTTCTTTGGCATATGGAGACAGGCGCGAATAGTCGTTCACCGATCCGCACCCGGGCATGGTTCCTTCCAGCTCGACGCAGGCGCGGATATCGCAGCGTCGTGAGCAAGCCCAGCCGCCGTAGTGGCACCGGTGGACTTCACCTTTCGGCTCGGGGTGATATGCCAGCCCGCCTTTCCAGGATGGCGAGCCACGCAGCTTCAAGCCGCAACCCCGGCAGACCGCCTGGGTATCCGTGCAGTCATGCATGACGATCTCCTTGCTGATTAACCAAACACACTCAGCTGCAACCACAAGAACGCGAACGGCCAAGTGGCAGCGGAGGGGTTGCATGTGGGTGTGTTCGGGAGGGTGTGGGAGGGGTGTTACGCGGAACGAGCCATTTGCATAAATTCGTCACGACGAGCGCGGGATGCCACAGCTTGGGCTGGGCAGTGAAATATCCGGACTGCCCGTACCGCCATACGGCTGTGGTACCGCGCAGTGTTCACAGCAATTTGCTTTTTGCTCATCGCAATCTCCTATTACTCGCTCACTGGGAAGGCAGTGGCTACCTGTTGAACGGGGTTGATCTCTGAATTTCGGGCAATAAAAACCCGGAATTAACCGGGTTAGGTACGGAGGCGCTGAATGGCTAGGTCATCCCCGGCGCTATCGAGCAGTGGTCATACCGAGAAAGGCGATCTTTCTGCCTTCTCCAGAGGAGACTAGATCTGCCTGCAGCGTGCCGTCAGGCAATCTGGTCAGCACTGCATCTAGCGCATCAGCCTGGTCGAAATCGAAAAGCCTAACAGCTTGGTTATTTTCAAGGACATCGCCGTCTTCACAGGATCCGTAGATGCTTATCTCTGGATCTAGTTTAGAAAGCAGTGTAATTAATTCTTTCACTTTCATAAGCGTCCTCAAGTCTATCCGCTGGAATTTAGCGAATCGACAGCATAGATGATGCAGAGCCCGGTGCTGATCTCCGGGTTGAGAGTCATGCCGCGGTCAGCGGCTTTCGCCTACCGCAATGCCAGTTATTACGAGCCGGTACCGCGCGGGCATAAAATAGTACTTAGCCGGTCAGCGATCACTCTCGGGAACTGTTAGTTTTCAAACCCACGCATCAGCCTGCGCTTGTTGCTTCATCTGCATCGGGGGTGGTCTTCAGTGCTGTGGCCAGGTCCGCCTTTCCGTCGGGCAGGGTTCATACCGCCCGATCAGGAACCACGCCGCATGTGTCGCCCCTAAGGACCGCGTGGCATGACCTTACAGCTCGACGCCCTTAGACCCTTGCGGGACTGAAGGCCACCTCCGATACAGCCTGGCGGGTGAGACCGCCAAGTGATCGGGCTTGCTCTTTGGCCCACCGCAAGCAGGTGGTTCGAAGGCCCTGCTACCAACAGGGATGCCATTCCTTGCTACCGATACCCGGCAAGGCTAGGTTCGGAGATACCGGCCAGCGCTAGAACACTGGCTTCGCAGATCGGCTCTGCGCATTGATGCAGGTGGGCGGTTATAGGCCGCAGTTTCGTCCGCATCCCGCTGCGCACTCTGTGAATGCGCAGGAGGATGGTTCAGTCATAAATTCCGTAGCTGAAATCGTCTTCATCGCAGTCAACGACGATCTTCGAAGAGCCGAAGTACAGTGCGGCGACCATCTTTTCGAACGAGGTGCGAAACTTCAGCGTCTGGCTGATCTTCTCGTTGTCGATCTTTGCCGAGTAAACGGTGCCAACTTCGCGGCCTTTCTCATCCCGATCTTTGCCATGGCGGTCGAAGCTGATGTGGATCGCATTGTCGAGATCGTACTCGCTACGCTCCGAGCTCCTTGAGTAGCTCGAAATGCCATGATCCTTTGGCTTCTTATCGAAGTAGATGTGCAAGCCGCCGTAGTCGGAAGGCTGGAACCGAATATCTGGATGTTCCCAGTGCTCTTCGGCAGCCGACTCTTTGTGATCCTCTACGAAAGCTTCCATCAGATCCTGCAAACTGATCACTGCGGGCAGCGCGTCTTTGTTCAGCACCTCTTCAATCTGCTTTTGCGCATGGCGCACCATGTCGGCCTCGACGCCACTGTTTTCCCACTTCTCTTTGAGCGCTGCGGCGATCATGGTGTTGTAACGAGTCAGTTCGAAGATTTCGGTCAGGTTGGCGGGAAGCGCCGTCTTGATAGCCTCTTCCACGTGCTTGCCCATTTCGCCATATCGACCGAAGCAGCTGTCTATCACGCTGGTGAACATCTTCTTAACGTGCTCGTCGATGATTTCGACTGGCTTTTCGCTGTTCGCAAATGCGGTAACGCGTTCAGCCAGCAGTTGCTGAAGGGTTTGTTCCATTGATCATGCTCCGTGCGGGGTTGTTTGATTTCCAAAGCGCCCTCATCGAAGGCGCTTCAGCAAATCATTCAGGCGGCCAGCGCTTCCAACTTCTGGCGGCAGTCACGCGCCTCGGCGGCGCAACGCTGCGCTTCAGCCTTGTCGCCTTTGCGAAGCGCCTGCTTCGCCCAGTGCGTCCAATCTGCGATGAAGCCTTCAAGGTCAGCGATGAGCGCTTGCTGGGTGCTGACGAACTGGCCTTTGTCGTTGCGAATGGTCATTGCGAATCCCTCCGGTTGATTTCCCGTCTGGCCCTGTCGCCAAGGCCAGCCAGTGAAATCTGTCTTATCACTCACTGCGCCCGTCAGGGTCATTCGCACAGTTCGGTCATCACCTCGCCAGACTTAGCCCCTCAATGGCTTTCATCTGGCGCCGGTCGCCTCACAAGCGCAGCGGTTTGTTTCCTTCGGTTTACTGACCTCCCACCGATGGTGCCGGGAGTGACCTAACCGGTTTGGCCGGGTAGTCGTTCATGGCGCTGGTTGTTAAAGAGCGGCGGGTCTCTTGAGGCCCTGTCGCACCGTTGGTTTGTCGCTGCGATGGGTGAACTATCACGCATCGTGTTTATTTCGTCAACACGTAATGTGATTTTATTTGAAATAAACACAGAGAAAAAATCTGGTGACGTGTTCTGCAAAGGTGGGATATGCTTTTTGAAACAACTGTATATGCATACAGCAATCAAGGAGTAGCTGATGGCAAAGCCCCAGAAACAGCAACGTGAAACCAAGCCCATGACTGGCATGGAACGCTTGGTAATAAGGGTCTCAAACATGGTCAACCACCCAGTCGCGCAGCTGGATAGACGGGTGACGATTCATCGCCTGGACACGGACGGTCAGCGGGAGTGGGACGAGATCCTTGGGGTTCTGTCAGACACAGATGGCATCGACCTGACGATAAACGACGAGGAAGAATCGATAACCTTGCAGTGGGAAGCGGCCAGTGATGATGATCATCCGGTCCAGGTTGATGACGCAGAGCTTACGGAGGCCCCAGCGCCTTTTTAACAGGCATAAAAAAGCCCGCACGACCGGCGGGCTTTTTGCTTTTTCGCGATCACACGAGGTGGGCATTCCAAACAAGCAGGACCCGAGCCTGTATGTACGTCATATCTCTGCGGATCAGTCGATCTTTGTGCTTGGGGTTGTCGGAGATCATCTCAAAGTGATCCTCATCGGCAACCTGCAATCGCTTGATATAGACGTGGTCATCCCAGAAAAATACGTATATGCCATCGCCAGCGAATTCTCGGATGTGAGCGTTCACGATAAGAGGGTCGCGATGCCTGATCGTCGGCTCCATCGACTGGCCCCAACCCGTGACAAGTTTCAGATGGTAGTACTCCTCAAACTCCACACCCATCTCGCGCAAGTGACTCGGGCTCACGCGTATGTCTTTCAGCATTTCCGGGAAGTCTTGAATTGACTGACCTCCGCCCATCGCACCGCGCACGTCGTAATGCGCAATCCACACCTCATCACCGACTAAGCCTGGCCTTGAGAAGTCACCGGTCACAACGTTCTGTGCGTTGTCGGCGTGTTCCGCAGCAGCAAGAATTTTTCCCCTGAGATCATCGGGCAGCTTTGCAGCCTTTCCGAGCATGTCTCGGACAAAATCGCCGGCCGTCATCGGAGTTGCGGTAAACCCTATTGGTGGTACAGCTTTAGCCGGTGATGGAAGTGGATCGACATACTCTGAACGATGCACCTCATCCACCAATACGAAAGGCACCAGTTCCGTCGGCCTAACCCCTAACGCCCGAGCCATTGTCTGCAGATCGGCGAATGTTGGTTCTCTGGTGCCAACCTCGTAGTTTCCGACGCGGGATTGTGATTTCCAGCCGCAAGCCTCTGCCAACGCAGCCTGCGACAGCCCTCTCTCTTTTCTTAGGCGCTTGATGCGCTCACCCAACGATTCAGTCATGCGCGGGATTTCATCACGAAATGAAATAACCAGCTTTCACTTATTGTGTTTGCCTTTAACACGATGCGTGTTTATCCTGTGTTCAACTATGGAGGAGCACCAAATGAATCAAGTCCGAATGATCCGCGAGAGGGCTGGGGTAACTCAGGCCGCGCTACGCCGGGCGCTCGGCTGGAATCAGTCCCGCCTGGCGAACTACGAATCCGGCCTGCGAAGCCCTGGGCTTAGCGAGGCCCGCCTCATCGTCAAGGCATTGAACGCTCTAGGGGCCAAATGCGGACTCGATGATGCGTTCCCTCCTGAAAAGCAACCCCTTACTGCCGCTTAACCATCTCATCAGCCACAAGGAAAAACCTATGTACGACGAGCCGCGCCATTTGAAAGACCGGGAGATCAAGTCCCGCTACGACGATGAAACCTACGAGGCCCTGAAGGCCGTCGCGAAGCTTCACAAGCTTCAGCTCGCTGTCTTCGTGCGCATGTGCGTTGAGGAAAAGCTGGAAAGCATCATCGAGACCGATGTTACCGACAAACGCCAGCTGGCCTGAAGGCCCGGAAGGAGGCCTACGTGCCCGAAACCACGATCTGCCACGGGATCGAGGGGCGGCTCTACGAAAAGCTTGAACGTTTGGCAAAAGCAGCAGGCATGACGCCTGAACAATACGCCGCAAAGCTTGGAACAGAGCGTTTCTTCGAGAAGACCAGGCCAAGAGGGGCCGGAAAAGTCCGGAACCTGCCAGTACCAAAGCGAGACCCATGCCGGGACTCAACAGGCCCTGAAAAGGGAGAGGGAGGGGCTGATGAAGACCTTGAATAGCTGGATCACCAAATCGCAGGCACAAAAAAGCCACCGGGCAAGGGTGGCTTTTTCTACAGCTGTTTGCACAACGTTCTGGAGCTGATTATGCACACACAGAATCACGATGTACAGGCCCTGAAAAAGCCCGCGCCACAAAACTCCGAATCGCAAAACGTGGCGCGAGAAATCGCCGACCACCAATCAGCAGCCATGCTCGCCGCCAAGATGATCCGATTCCAGTACTCAACCGAGGCAAAGAATCGGTTTCGTCGTGAGTGCGTGAACAGCCTCAAGGCCTCCCTGGTGAGAGCGCGCGCATGAGCAATGTCATCTCACTTCGCAATACCGGCGGGTTCACCCGTATGGATAACGACCTCTACGAGGCCCTGATAGGGGCCGACCTGTCAGGGCGTGAGCTTCGTGTTGCCCTGGCAATTCATCGACTGACTGTTGGCTACAACCAGGAGGCTGTGAAGGTAGCGGCGTTGTACATCGCCAAGATGATGTATGGCACCGATGAATTGGCTGAGAAGGAGCGTGCGAACGTTTCTCGGGCTATCAACGACCTGATCCGTCAGCGAGTGCTGTACCGCGATGGGGGCAGTCGTGATCCGATCAGTTTCCTGCCAGCAAACGAGTGGAAACTTGAGCCAAAACGAACCGTGTTGAAATCTACACAGTGTGTAAAAAAGACACCTGCCACTGTGTTGGAAATTACACACATAAAAGAAAGAAATACAAATCTTACTGCTAACGCAGTTGTCGCCGCTGACGCTTCGACCGATGCCGATGACCAGCATGAAGCGGAACAGCAAGACACCTCGATCCATGATCAACCTGAAGCAGCCAAAGCCGAGCGCATCCCGTTCACTCGCATTCAGGACCTGTACAACCGGATCTGCGGCGAAAAGCTCCCTCAGTGCCTGAAGCTCAACGACAAGCGCAAGGCCAACATTCGCAAGTGCTGGAACCTGAACATCAACGGCGAGAAGCCATTCCGCAAGGGAGAGTTCTGGGAGGGCTATTTCAACGACTGCCTGACTAACACCCACTGGACTGGCGCGAACGATCGCGGCTGGCGTGCTCACCTTGAGTTCCTGACTCGCGAAGAGAACGTGCTGCGCGTTCTGGAGGGTGCGTGATGGAACGTCCTCTGATCGCGCTTGAAGCCGAACACGGCGTATTGGGTGGCCTGATGCACGAACCCTCTCTGTGTGAGGATGTCGGCGCATTCCTCGGCGCGGAGGATTTCGGCAATGAGTGCAACGGCGCGCTTTACTCGCTGATCCTCGGCTGTCACTCCAAGCAGGTATCGCCAGACCCGATTGCTCTCTCCGAGATCCGTGCCGAACTTCCGAACGGTGACAGCACCTTTGTGTACGCCGTGGAGATCATGCGCAACGTTGCAGGTGCATCGAACGTAAAGCACTTCGCGAAGATCATCCGTGAGCGGTCCAAGGCGCGGCAGATGTACCGAGCCGCCAGCGAAATCATGGACATGGCGATGAGCATGGGCACGATTGCTGATCAGCTGTCGGCCGCGCAGGCTCTGATGATGGGCCTGAATGCCGAGGAAGAAACGCCGGACGTTGTGACGATGAGGCAGGCCCTTGGCCCGGTCTTTGACGACATGGAAGAACGCCGCGCTGGTACTCAGGTAATGGGCGAAGACTTTGGCCTGGCTGACCTCGACAAGATCGTCAAAACGCTCCGTCCGGGCAACCTCGTCATCATCGCCGGACGTCCAGGCACCGGCAAGACCGTGCTGGGCACCGGGGTAGCAGATAGAGTCGCCATCAAAGGCGGTTCGTCGCTGATCTTCTCGTTGGAGATGCCTACGAAGGAGCTGGCAAAACGCTCCCTCGCTGCGCAAGCCGGGGTGAGCCAGGAACTGATCGAAACCGGCGAAGCGCTTGGAGACGACGATGCCAGTGCGCGTCTCACTGTTGCCGTCGCAAGACTTGCAGAAGCCGATGTTCGTATCTGCGACAAGGGAGCCCTGACATTCTCTCGGATCTGCAGCATTGCTCGATTTCAGCACCGTGCCAAGAAGCTCAGCCTGATCGTTGTCGACTACCTCAGTCTGATCGCAACAGACCCGAACAGCAAAATCCAGAACCGCAACCTTGAACTCGGTTCGTACACCCGAGGATTCAAAGCGCTGGCGAAAGAACTGGGCATTCCCGTGGTGGTGCTGGCCCAGCTGAACCGCAGCATTGAGAACCGCGCCGATCCCAAGCCAAAGATGAGCGACCTTCGTGACTCAGGCGAAATCGAGCAGGACGCGGACGTCATCATCATGGCGCACCGGGATAGTGAACCGGATCGTGGCGGCAGAGGAATCACCGACGTCGACGTGGTCAAGGTTCGGCATGCGCACCCCAATGATTGCGTATTGCAGTTCCAGGGCGAGTTCGCCCGGTTCGTGAATGCAGACCCGTCCTCTTACGCCCGCCCAGAGGCTCATCAGGCCCCACAAGAAAGGCCGTCGGCGCGCAGCATGATGCGAGGTGCTCGCTCATGAACCAGACCATCTTCCAGAAAGACGGCTACCTCATGCGCTCTCACTCAGAAACCCGGTGGGCCGGGATGATGGATGCGCTGCGCATTGATTGGCATTACGAACCGCGCCTGGTGAATACCCGCCACGGTTACTACCTCCCTGACTTCTATCTGCCAAAGGCCGGGATCTTCGTGGAAGTAAAGGGTCCGCGCCCAACGCAGATCGAGATTGAAAAAGCCACCGATGCAGGAACGTCCACCGGGAAACCCGTGGTGATCGTCTGCGGAGACATGAACCTCTGTTATCCGGGCGTCGGCGGTGGAGAGATATTCGTCTGCTGCAAGCGCGGCGCCATCCCCTACAGCACGTTCGAGTTCCACCAGGTCATCTTGGCTGGACTTGGCGACGACTCCTACAAGCGTTACCTGCGCGCAGGTATGAAGAAAGCCCACCCGGGCGGAATGATGGTCACTGAGTTGATGGACGAATACCTGATGAACCTGATGGATCGCAGTGACCAGGAGCGTTTTCTGGGATCCATCGCAAAACCGCTCAATGAGGAAAAGTCTGCGCGCCACTCCCAGCTCAGTCCCGCTGAGTGGGCGCTCATCAAGTTCTTCGAAGTCATCCGGGCAAAGGAGGCAGCAGCATGACCAACCGAATCTGGATCGTTCTGACCATTATCGTCGTGGTTGCCGGTTATGGCGCGCACCACAAAGTTCAGCGGGTCACTGCGCCTGCGAATCTGCAGGAGGTGTTCCGATGATCGACATCCCAAAATTGACGGCTTACGCGCAAAGATGCGTGGAACTGGATGCAACCGATCCAATCGATGCCGTGCGCGTGATCTCTGTCGAACCCGCCGCAGTGCTGGAGCTTATCGCGGAGATTGAGCGGCTGCGCGAAGTGATGTCGTGTGTGGTTAACGAGATTCCTCGTTACACGCATCGCGACGGGAATGCACCAGGGCATTGCCACACCATTCCAGGGATATGGGATCGCGACAACGGGGCGAAAGCAGGCACCGAATGCGGGTGGTGCAAGGTCTGGAATGCGGCAGTCGCCATGAGCAAGGAGGCGCAGTCATGATCGAGATCCTCATGCAAAACGCCCAAGACACCAGCCGACTATTCGGCGCATTGCGCGGTACGGACTTCAGCAAGCCGAAGTTGATCTTGATCAAGGAGCCGGACCGCAACGGCGAACAGAACAAGAAACTGCACGCCATGTTGGCCGACATCTCCCGTCAGGTTGAGCACGCCGGTCGGAAGTGGGACGTCACAGTCTGGAAACGGCTCTGCACCGCCGCATGGCTGCGCGAGAGCGGCGAAACCATCCAGATGATCCCGGCTATCGACGGGAAGGGCATCGACGTCCTGTACGAGCGCACAAGCAAGCTCACCGTGAGCAAGTGCGCCGAGTTGATCGAGTGGGTTTCCGCGTTTGGCGCCGAGCACCAGGTGCGGTGGACGCAGAAGGATCTGTGGGAGGGCCGGTACTGATGAGTAATCAATTCAAGGCGGGTGACCCGGCGCTAATCGTCGGCGCAAACAGCATGGTCCAGAACATTGGGAAGTCGTGCGAACTGATTCAGTTTGTCCGGATGGATGAGTTCTATGTCGGACCCAACGGAGTCACGTATCAGCACGCTGACGTCCCTTGCTGGATTGTGACAGGAGATGGGCTTTGCCGTCGGTTCGATGATGGATCTATCGAGCAAAGCGAATGGGGGCTGTGCGAGCCGCGCCACCTTCGACCGCTTCTGGGTGACTTCGCACCTGAGCAAACAAAATCCCGCGAGGTGCCAGCATGAAGACTTATCAGGCCCTCAAAAGTGTCGCCCGCTGCATCGTCAGCATGCTTGAGGCTGGGTATCACGCCCAGCCTACGGCCTGCCAAATCGGGGGTGGGTTGTGATGAATTTCTACCTCCGATGGGCTTCGTCGACCTTCCTTGGCACGTCGTATCAAAAAGAGTATTCAGTCGAATGGGACGCCGCCCTAAATCGACTGATCGATAAGCATTGGGAAACCGTTGAGGTTAAAGACCACTACGCAGTGCTTGGAGACGTTAAGGTCTGGATCAGCAATGCCTTCTACGCCTACGGCTTTCAATACGGAGCCGGTTTGGAGTTCCGTCCCTCCCTTCGAACAATGCGCCGCCTCGACTCGCTCGTTGGCTACTCGCAGCAAAAGTTAAACGAAGCCAAGCGAGCAGCGTACGAAGAGCAGCTTGAGGGGCTCGGACGATGATCGGACAGGCAGTCAAGAAGTCGCCGCCAGCGCGCCGGAAGAAGCGCTGCGTGAATGCCGAATGCGGGACCGCGTTCATACCCCAACGCCTCGGGCAAAAGGTGTGCAGCCCATCCTGCGCTCTGGCTGAGGCCAAGAACCCTGCGAATCAGGAGAAAGCCCGCAAGGCGCTCGCGGAGCTGAACCGTCAGGACATCAAGGTGCGCAAGGAGAAGCTGAAGTGCCGCGGCGATCATCTCCGTGAGGCTCAGCAGGCGTTCAACGAGTTCATCCGCTGGCGTGACCAATTGGCCGGGCATTTGTGCATCTCCAGCGGCAAGCCATTGGACTGGAGCGGGAACGCCGTAGACGCCGGGCATTACCGCAGCGTTGGCTCAGCGCCGCACCTCCGCTTCGACGAGCGCAACTGTCACGCCCAGAGCAAACAGGACAATCGGTTCTTGTCGGGCAACGCCGTCGATTACCGCATCGGCCTCATTGCGCGCATCGGTCTCGCCGAGGTTGAGGCGCTGGAGTCCGACCAGACCGTGAAGAAGTACACCGTCGACGATTTGAAAGCCATCAAGGCGCATTACCGCGCGCTGACCCGAGCCCTGAAGGAGCAAGCAGCATGACCATTCTGAATTTGAAGTGGAGCAAGGGCGCGCCGGAAGAATTGCTGCCGGGAATGATCGTTCGGTGCCGAGGGGCGCTGATCCTCGTCGGCACCTTCACGCCAGAGCCCGTCGTCGCAACCATGCTCGCCAACTGCACGGAATACACCCAGGCCATAGCCGATTACGAACTTGATTGGCTGAGCAGTGCGGGTATTCCCGCCAAGGCGGTGGCGTGATGGATTCGGCGAAGGGTAAGCCTTGCCCAGCCTGCGGTGAGCCTATGTCCAGTCTCGCAAGCCAGTTCGTTCGCATGTGCACCGGCTGCCCGTACACCGAAGCATGGAATCTGGAAAAGGACCAGAAGCCGTTGCTTACGGATTCGCGCGATCGAGGCCTGCAGTCGTGAAAGAGGCTGTGCGCGTTCAAATTCTACCGATGAAGGCGGGTTAACCATGATCCAGCAGTCGCCGCAGCAACTCACCATCGACTTCACCGCCCTGGTTATCCAGATCCCTCGCAGGCCGATACGCAGCACGATTTGTGCTGGCGCCACGCTGGTCACTCTGGATGGCGTAACCATGCCCGCAATGGAATGGGCAGTCAGAAGGGGATTGAAGTGGCAGACGGTGAAGATGCGGCGACTGCGCGGGGATAACTGGAAAGAGGCGCTGGCCCCAGAGCTGAGGCGCAGCACCTTCATGTCAGGCTGGAAAATGCACGGTTAACGCCAGACGTGCAGAACCTTGTCGCCGTCGCCTTCCGCGGCGGCACGCCACTTCAGTTCGTCGACCAAGGATTGCAGGCGGGTGATCTTCTCGGAGTCCAGCGTGCCGCCGACGATGGCGCTCTCGCTGGAGCCTGACAGGCTGATCACCAGCAGGGCGTCGGACGGATTCTGATCCATGGCATCAGCAGCAATGCCCATCACCTCTGTGATCGCCATGTACGCCGAGTCGCGGGTAGAGCCGATAAAGTTTTTCGCAGTCATGTGAAGTGCCCCGTGTGATTGAGCATCCAGTCCATGTGACTGACGGTAGCCGTGCAAGCCTTGCCCAAAGAATCCAGTCACATAGGCTGATGGCAAGACGCAATCAGCCCAAGGGCCGAACATGACCAATGAAATCAGCAGTACCACGGCGGAGGTGAGGAATGGAGTACCTGTCCCGCGTGATTGACAAGGTTGATGTCCTCATCGCCGGGTTCATAGGTTCCATTATCGCGAGCTGGTGGCACAAGGGTGAATTGGACAACTGGAAGGGCTGGGCAATCTTCATGCTGACCGGCGTAGCCTGCGCTTTCTACCTGACTGGCATGGTCAGCAACCATCTGAGCATCACCGACCCTGGGAATGTGGCAGGCGTCGGATTTCTCCTTGGTGCCTTTGGCGGATCTCTAATGATCGCTGTCTACAGAGCCATCAAGGCGGCCGACATCTGGGCGCTGATTCGCTCCAAGTTTGGAGGAGGCAATCCGTGACCACACAGAACTTCAGCACATTCTTCATCGCGTTGATCGTGGTATGGGCGATCTGGTCCGTGTTCAGCCGCAGGGTGCGTGACGGGGTGATAGGCAAGGTGATCTACGCATCCATTGCCCTGTCTGGCTACGCCATCGTTACCCGTGCAGAAACCCTCTACATCACCCCTACGGTCGCAGGAGTCACGTTCCATGCATCACTGGCATGCGCAGGTATGAGGCATATCTTCATGGTCACCTGGTGGCCGCAGGTCAAACGCTGGTTGTGCAGGAAGCTCAACTGCGAGCACTGCATCCAGTCGACCGACAAGCAGAACTGATCACATCAAGCACGGGAGCAGTGCATATGACGTCTTTCATCAAGCGGCCGCCAGTAGAGCCCACATTCAACGCCTACCAGTTCGATGGCAGTAGTGCAGAGGCGTTTGTCCGATCTTTGCGCGCCGGCGCATCTTGCCTCATCAGGAACACAGGTTACGGCAAGCTGCGGCACGAGGTCAGCGTCGAGTTAGATGGTCGGCCGGTAGAAGTGAAGAAAGGGCAGTGGGTCGTTTATGGCGAAGGCGGCATACGAGTGATGAGTGACGAGGAGTTCCAGGCCGAGTTCATGCCCCAAGAAGTTGGCTTCGAGGAGCGCCTTGGGCAGATGATCCAAGGAGGGCCAGCACAGTGAAAATTTACATCGATACCGAATTTAACGAGTTTCAGGGCGAACTGATTTCGATGGCTCTTGTGGCAGAGTCCGGTCAGGAGTTCTACGAGGTGCTGCCCTGCGAGAACCCAGGGCCTTGGGTGGCCGAGAACGTGATGCCGATACTTTTCAAGGCGCCCATCTCCAAAGAGGCACTGCAGCTTCGCCTACAGCACTGGCTTGCCCAATTCCCCGAGGTTCATTTGATCGCCGATTGGCCGGAGGACATTCAGCACTTCTGTCAGTCGCTGATCACTGGCCCAGGGATGCGAATCAACACGCCACCGCTGACGATGGAAATCCGACGTGATCTTGATGCTGTGTCTGAGATTCCGCACAACGCTTTGGCTGATGCGCGCGCGATCAAAGACCTGGCAATCCTCAAGTTCTTCGTAGAGTCGCACATGGACATGCAGGGAAGATCATGAGCGCCAAGAAGGTCGACTGGGAGGCTGTAGAGAGTGAGTACCGGGTTGGTCAGCTCTCCATGCGAGCATTGGCCACCAAGCACAACTGCACCGCGGCCGCGATCAGCAAGAAGGCGAAGGAGAAGAGCTGGGTCAAAGATGCGACACAGGAAGTAAGAGAGCGAACCCGTGCCGCACTGATCGCTCAGACAGGCAAGGAGGATGATTCAGTTAACGGTGTTAACACTGTTAACACCCCTACACGGGAAGACGTTGCAGTAGCAGTCCAGACCAACCTGGCAGTCATCAAGCGACATCGCAAGGACATCGGCCAAGGGCAGGACATCGTCAGCCTGCTGATGGGCCAGCTCATCGACACCGCCGTCAACCGCGAGTCGATTGAAAACGACATCGAGATCGAGACGAAGGACGACGACAACGGCCAGCGCCGGTACCGAATGAATAAGGCCATCTCGCTGCCGAGCAATGCTGCCGTGCTGCGTGACCTGTCCACCGCGATGAAGAATCTAGTCGCCCTCGAGCGTCAGGCTTTCAACCTGGACGAGGCGGGCAGCGAAGAATCCTACGAAGACCGCCTTGCGCGGCTGATGGAGGGGAAGGCATGAATGATTCAGTGCAAGTTCACCCAGTCCAGACAACTCGGCGCGGCAATGCCAAGGCGCCAACAGTCGTGACCATGCGTGCCTATGAGGTCTATTGCCACCTGTACGGCAAACAGGAAGCGATGGTAACTGGCGGATGCAGAGGCGGTTTCAGTTCCGGCGAACTGATAGGCTTCCTGTATGCCTATCCGTTTCCCAAAGCTGAGTGGCGAGACAGGGTTCAGGAAGCTTTCCGGGGAATGGAAAACATGTGAGCCCGCGCCACGAAACGTCATCAACGCAAATCGTGGCGCGCAACACTCTTGACCGCAGCCAGGGCGGACCATACGGGAGGCCTGGACACTGCCAACCGGTAGTTCGGTGGCAATTGAACACCGGCAGCCCGCGCACCTCAATCCATGGGGTGGCGCGGGATCGGAAGGCGAGACTGGTGCGGATGGGTGCCAGCGCTGGCATGTTTTAGGCGGACAGCCTGGAAAGACAGGCGCTAACCTTAGGGTGTCTCGCGCAGCTAGCGAGGCGGACTTGGACTACAACACCGCCAAACAGGCTGATCATCTGCGCGGCGCCGGATCAGGGTAACCGGCAGCCCGCCCTAAACCAGCGGGCTTTTTATTGCTTGCATCGCCCTGCCAGTCACAAATCCTGAGTTCTCCATTTGATATTCCCTGCATGCCCGGAGACTCAACCATGATGATCAAACGCTTCCTGTCCTTCGCCTGCCTCGCGCTCTGCGCTTGTTTCGGCTCAGCCTTCGCATCCACCATGGACAAGCCCAGTTATGTGCTGTCCAGCCTGAAGTCCATCGGTGAGTTTCACGGTGCCTCTGTCGCGCGACTCGACATCGCCTTGGTGCATTGGCGATCCGGTGGCGAACCGACCACAACCAGCGTTGCTTCCAATCTGCGCGCCGAGGGCAACCACTTCGTAATGAGCTCAGCCAGGCTCCAACCTGAACCGGCTGACGGCGAATCAATCGCCGCCTAATACGAAGCCCGAACCAAAGAAAAAGCCCTGCGTCGACGGGGCTTTTTTGTGCTTGTCGTTCTGCCTCAGTCACAGATCCTGATCACGTCATTCGACAATCACATCAGGGGCATGACATGTACAGACTTAAGACAGACGAAAACACTTACTTCTCCAGCGAACAGCCGCTGCCGGACAAGGCTGTTTTGCTGAAAATGCTGGAAGACGAGAAAGAGCGCATAGCCACAAACACCACATACGGCGTCGAAAGATCCTTGACAAGGCAGCATGAAGGCTTGGTAGACAAAATCGAGGAAATCGCTCAGAAGCATCGCGCCGGCGAGCAGTGGATCAGCGGGATGGTTGAGACCGAGCCGCAAAATGTGAAGCTGTACTTTCTATTTTCCGACGCCTACTGGGCGAAGGTTGATGCAGAAGTTGCCGCCCTGATCGAGACACTGACTGTGTCCTGATCTTGGTAGATGCCGGAGCCCGCGACGCTGCGGGCTTTTTCACGCCTGTTGCACAGGAAATCCAGTCACATAGCGTTGCTCCTGTCATTTCGATCATCGAGATAGGGGCAGGGCATGACTCAAGATTACCTTGGCACCAAGCAAGTCACCGCTTGGGTGCAGCAGAAGGATGGTGCAGACGGTTACGCTGTTAAGTACTCCGATGGGTACACCAGTTGGAGCCCGAAGGCGATATTCGAAGAGGCGTATCGGCCCGTCACTGGACTGAGCTTTGGTCTTGCCGTTGAAGCTTTGAAGATGGGCAAGCGTGTTGCTCGCAGCGGCTGGAATGGCAAGGGGATGTGGCTCGTCCTAGATCCCGGATCCGTCGTTTCCGAAGTTCGCGAAGGCAGTGCATACCACAAAGCCGGCGTGACTGGCTCATTCACCATCAACCCGCATATCGACATGAAGACGGCTACCGGCGAAATGCAGCCGGGGTGGCTTGCTTCGCAGACCGATATGCTGGCTGATGACTGGATGATCGTTTAACCCATGTCAGCTGACGCCATGCTCACCCAACTCATCACCGATGATGAGCTGTACTGCGCGCGCAATCTGAAGATCCGCACGAAGGAAGGCGAAATCCTCCCGTTCGTGTGGAACGACGCGCAGCGGGTATTGCATGCGCGTATCGAGGAGCAGCGCGCCGAGCTTGGCTGGGTTCGCGTGATTGTCTTGAAGGGGCGCCAACAGGGCATCAGCACCTACGTCGCAGCTCGCTTCTACAAGCGCACCTGCATGGGCTTCGGCAAGCGCACGATGATCCTCACCCACCTGGACGGAGCCACGCAGAACCTGTTCGGCATGGCGAAGACGTTCTTCGAGCTGAGCGACGACACGCTGCGCCCAGCCATCAAGGCGAACTCCGGCACCGAGCTTTCATTCGCCAAGTTGCGCAGTGGCTACAAGGTCGCAACGGCAGGGAGCCCAGGCGCTGGACGGTCAGACACCATCCAATACCTGCACGCCTCGGAAATGGCGTTCTGGCCCAACGCCAAGAAGATCATGGCCGGCCTTGGTCAGACTGTCCCGCTGATCGAAGGCAGCGAAGCCATTATCGAATCAACCGCCGACGGCATGGGCAACCTGTATCACCAGTTCTGGACCCTGGCCGTCGCTGGAAAGTCCGACTACATGGCCGTCTTCATCCCGTGGTTCGTAGAGCGTGGCTACCGTCGCGCCGTCCCGAAAGATTTCGAGATGAGCGAGGAAGACTACGAATACATGGAGGCCTATGACCTCGATGAAGAGCAGATGGCCTGGCGCGCGGCGAAGATTGCAACCGACTTCGCTGGCGATGAAGACTGGTTCAACCAGGAATACCCGGCCACGCCTGACTTGGCATTCCAGAAGGTCGGCCACAAGCCCCTGATCAAGACCGTCAAGGTGTCGCTCGCCCGCAAAAAGCAGATCAAGCACATGCAGCGCATCGGCGCTCACGTTGTGGGCCTCGATCCGGCGCGCGGTGGCGACACCTCGACGTTCATCCACCGCCAAGGCCGAGTTGCCTGGGGGATCGAGCGCAACAACGTCCCTGACACCATGGCTGTAGCAGGGCAGGCCGCCCGCATGCTGATGGACGACAAGACCATTCGCATGATGTTCATCGACATCGGTGGCTTGGGTGCCGGGATATACGACCGGTTGGTCGAACTGAATTTCGGCGAACGGGTGACAGCCGTTAACTTCGGATCGAACGCATCCGATACCCGAAAATACGCCAACAAGCGCTGTGAGATGTGGGGCGAGATGGCTGAGTGGATACACGACGACATAACCCCATCAATCCCTGACGACGACCAGCTGCATGGCGACCTCACATCCGTCTCAAAGGACAAGTACACCAGCAACGGCCAGCTGAAGCTCAAGCCAAAGGAAGACGCCAAAAAGGAAATCGGTCGTTCTCCTGACGACGGCGATGCACTGGCTCTGACATTCGCTGAGCCAGTTTCCGCTGACGACCAACACATCGATGACTGGAAGGCGAAGTTACTGCGCCGGAACGCTCGTAAATCTGCGATGAGTGCCTGACATGGCTGAAGCCACCGAAAACCAGAAAGCGACGGACAACTGGTCGCGCTACGAGTACGGCCTTAACCGCGGTCATCGCGATTACGTCGAGAAGGCTCGCGAGTGCGAGAACTATTACCTGGGCGGGGGCTGCCAGTGGAAAGACATCGACCGGCAGATTCTAGCCGAGGCTGGCCGTCCAGCTCTCGAGTTCAACCAGATAAAAAACAAGATCAATGCGGCCGTCGGCTACCAGATTGGAAACCGCATGGACATCGGATTCCGTCCGCGCGCAGGTGCAGCAGACGCAGAAACAGCCAGCACCCTTTCCAAGCTTGCCATGCAGATCGCCGACAACAACCAGCTGCACTTCAAGGAAACTCAGGTCTTTAGTGATGGAGTAATCCAGCAGCGCGGGTTCTTCGACATCCGCATGAGCTACGCCGACACAATCCTCGGCGAGATCAAGATTGACATCCTTGACCCGATGGATGTGATCCCTGATCCCGACGCGAACAGCTACGACCCTGACGATTGGGCTGACGTAACCATCACTCGAATGCTCACCCAGGTCGAGATTGAGATGCTGATGGGCACCAAGGCGCTCAAGGCTCTGGACGAGAACGATTACTCCGGCGACACCTTCCTGCCGGTGGCTGACGACATCAAACGCGCCAAGTTCGGTGATGCCGACGCCTTCTTTCCAGAGTTCTACGGCGAAGACGAGGACGACAAGTCCACCAAGCGCTACAGAATCATTGATCGGCAGTTCTGGCAGATGGATACGGCTGACGTCGTGATCAGCGCGACCGGCGACATCCGACTGGTAGAGGACATCAACCCAAATGCCGTTGAAGAGATGATCGCCGCCGGCGGGATTCGCCAGAAACGTAAAGTCCGCCGCGTGCGCTGGTTGATCACCACCAAGGATAGGGTGCTGCATGATGACTGGTCGCCGTTCAACCACTTCACCGTTGTTCCGTTCTTCCCGACGTTTCGCCGCGGCAAAACTCGTGGCCTTGTGGATGACGCCATTGGTCCGCAGCAGTTGCTGAACAAGTCGATGAGCCAAATGCTGCACATCATCAACACAACGGCGAACAGCGGGTGGATCACTACTGCTGGGTCACTTGTGAACATGACCGATGAGGAGCTCGCTGATCGCGGCGCCGAGACCGGCTTGCACCTGGTGGTGAAGAAAGAAACCGCAGTCGCTGACCGCCCGCAGAAGATCCAGCCGAATCAGGTACCGACCGGCATGGATCGGGTGATCGATCGAGCCACGGCCCTGCTAGAGACAGCCACAGGCGTCAATCAGGCGATGTCCGGTGCTCAGAGCAATGAAGTCTCGGGAATTGCCATACAGACCCGACAGTTCGCGGCACAACAGCAACTAGCCGTGCCGCTGGACAACCTGGCTAGGACTCGCTCCATGCTTGCCACGCGCATGCTGGAGTTGGTCCAGATGTACTACGACCAGCCGCGCATCCTGCGCATCACCGAGGCTGATCCGTCCGGACGCGAAACCACCACCGAAATCCCGCTGAACTGGCCGCAAGCTGACGCGCGCATCCTAAATGACCTGACCATCGGCGAGTACGACGTCATCGTCACCGAGGCGCCGGCGCAGATCACGTTCGAGAACAGCCAGTTCCTGCAGGCGATCGAACTGAAAGAGAAGGGGGCGAACATTCCGTGGTCCTTCATCATCGGCTACTCGAACCTCGCCAATAAGCAGGAAATCGTCGACGCGATGTCGCAGCAGCCGGCGCCGCCAGTGGATCCTACCTTGCAGGCCAAGGCCGAACTACTGGCCGCCCAGGCGCAGAAGACACAGGCCGAAACCACCCGCTCACAGGCAGATGCTGCGAAGTCAGCCGCAAGCCTGGACCTGCTCAAGGCTCAGGCCGACGACACGCGCGCAGACACCGTTGCCAAGTCCGTGACAGCCCAGTTCAGCGCTATTCAGACCGCCGCAACCATTGCGCAGACACCAGCCACCGCAAACCTGGCCGACGCACTGCTGCTGTCGGCCGGCTACGTCGATCACAACGCCGCGCCAATCGTGCCTGAGTACACCGGCACGGTATTGGCTGGGCCTGACTTACCCAAAAACACCAACCCGCTCACACCGGCAAGTCCTGCTGTAGGCATGGATACCGGTATCGAAACCCAGCGCATCGAAGGAGTACCCGCATGAGCAAGTCCGACATGGCCGCCGAAGACATGAAATGGAAGGTCGAGCAGGACCTTCGTTCGCTGGCCGAGGCCGCTGAGATTCAAAAAGACCCGAAACGGCTGAAGGCCGCCCAGGCATTGGCCAAAGAGAAAATGGCCGAACTCCAGAAGATCGCCAAGTAATCACGCACACCCAGGGGCAGACCATGAGTAAAGCTGAAGCAGTACAAGAGTCGCAAGAAGACATCAACGCTCGACTGGCCGAAGAGGCCGCACTGAGCGGGGAAGACTACGTGCCGCCGCAGGATGATCCTGAAGGCGCCGTAGCACAACAGTCAGTAAAGCCTGATTACCAGTCCGAGCCAGGTAGCGGTGAGCTGGACAATGACCAGCCGCAGTACAGCGCCGACACGTTGGCTTCTATCGCCGGCGACGATAAGCCGAAGATGATCCCGCACGCCCGTTTCAACGAGGTAAACGAAGAGGCCAAGCTGCACCGTGCGCGCGTCCTTGAACTGGAAGAGGAGCTTGCTCGCGCCAAAGGCTCGGCCCCGGCCGCTGAATCGAAGAAGGAGGAAGTGGCGCCTCAATATGACTTCGACGACGCTGAGGACCGCTATCAGGCTGCGTTCCTGGACGGCGACAGCACCAAAGCCAAACAGATTCGGGCCGAAATTCGCGCACAGGAACGAAAGGCGGCTATTGCTGAGGCGGAGCAGGTCGCGGATCGCCGGTATCAGGCTAACAAAGCCACCGACGACGCCAAGCGGACAAAGCTCGAGTTCGAGCTCGCCTTGACCAAGGCGTATGCAGCGTACCCATTTCTCAGCGCGGAAAGCGACGACAAGAATCAGGATGCCATCGACGAAACACTGGTCTGGCATCAGCACTTCGTCGCCAAAGGCAAGACACCCGCCGAGGCTCTAGAACTGGCCGCTGCCAAGATTGGTCCGCGCTACGCTGCGACCAAGACTGAGCCAGAGGCCAAAAAGCCGGAAGCGGTTAAGCCTGATCTGCAGAAAGGTTTGGATCGTGCAGCCAAAGTGCCGAACAAGCCATCAGGTGTTGGAGCGCGAGCATCGAGCTTGGACGTTTCCAAGATGACAGGCAAGGAACTGAAGAACCTTTCTGCCGAGGATGAAGCGGCGTTGGCTGGTGATGTTGTGAGTTGACGGAGCGATCCAGTCACATAAGTTCGTAACTGCTGCGCCATCGGGACAAGGACGTCATCCGGCTTTCACAGTGGATGGCCGACCCGAGTAGCTCGCTCACCGAGTCACGGTGTCTCTCGCCAGCAGGGCGTAAAGCTGACCCGTTTCAAGCGCATCAGGAGCGCCCAAACCTGTCCTCGCGAGGGTGGCGACATACCCAGAACCACAAAGCCACCTTTATAGGAATGCCCTCATGGCAACTACCAATTTCGCGGCCCTTCAGCCGCAGCAAAAAGTCTACTGGTCGAAAAAGACCTGGGAATCCGCTCGGGACGACATGTTCCTGAACAAATTCCTGGGCGACGGCGAATCCGCAATCATCCAGCACATCACCGAGCTGACCAAAACCGAGAAGGGTACTCAGGTCATCATGAACCTGGTTGCTGACCTTGTTGGCGACGGTGTCACCGGTGACAACTGGCGTGAAGGCAACGAAGAAGAAATGCAGGCGTACTTCCAGGAGATCCAGATTGATCTGATCTCCAACGCAGTGCGCAGCAAAGGCAAGCTGGCCGAGCAGAAGTCCGTGATCGACTTCCGCCGCATGGCTCGCGGCCGCCTCTCCAACTGGCTGGCTCAACGTGTTGATGAACTGGCAATCCTGACCCTGTCGGGCATCGCCTACAACTTCAATACTGACGGCTCGGCTCGTGTCGGTTCCGCCTTCCCGGGTCTGGCCTTTGCCGCTGACGTGAGTGCCCCCTCATCGAAACGGTATCTGACCTGGGACGGCTCTAATCTGATCGCCGGCAGCACCGCCGCGATCGCCGCTACCGGCATCCCGAAATACAAGATGATCGTGGACCTCATCGCATACGCGAAGTCGCACCACATCCGTCCTGTGATCTCCGGTGGCAAAGAGTACTTCGTGCTGCTGGTCCAGCCTGGCACCTTGGCGGCCCTGAAAATGGACCCGCTGTGGCAGAACGGGATCACCAACGCAGGCGTTCGTGGCGACAACAACCCATGGTTCACCGGTGCAACCATCACGGTTGACGGCGCAATCATCCACGAGTCGAACAAGGTCTACACCACCTTGGGCGCACCTGCGGGCAGCAAGTGGGGCGCCGGCGGCAACATCAACGGTACCCGCACGCTGCTGCTGGGTTCGCAGGCTCTGGGCTTCGCTGACATCGATCAGGGCGGCGCGGGCTGGGTTGAGAAGTTGTTCAACTACGACACCCAGATGGGCGTCTCCCTCGACCGTTTCATCGGCTTCAAAAAACCTCAGTTCTACAGCATCTACGACAAGTCGGTTCAAGACTTTGGCGTGGTCGCTGTCGACCACTATCTGCCGAACTCGGGCGCTTAAGGAGGCCTCATGAACTACTTCCATTACGACCATCAGTGGCCGGTTATTGGCTACAACGAAATGCTCTCCGCTGACTTCGCCACTGTCGCGACGCAGAACGTGGTGGTGCTTCCTGAGGGGGCGATGGTCATCCGCGCATTTGTTGTGGTGACCACTCCGTACAACTCGGCAACGACTGCGACGTTTAGCGTGGGTGATGCAGCAACGCCGGCCCGTTACGGCGCGGGTATCGACCTGAAGACCGCTGGCATCAAAGCGCTGACCCCGACCGGCTACATCACCCCAGGCCAAGGCCCGGTAACTGTGACCTTCGCTCAGACCGGCGCAGCAGCAACCGCCGGCGCCGCCCGCGTGTACATCGAGTACGTCGTGGACCGCAAAGGTGACGAAATCTCCGAGTAATACCAAACCGCCCCGGTCCGCCGGGGCACTTCAACATGTGAAGGGGCAATAACCATGGCTGAACCACTCCGTATCCTCCCGCCTAAGGGCGAAGAATCCTATCCAGTTTTCCTGCCGTCCGGGCACAGCATCCGCGTCTATCAAACGGATCCTTCCGATGGCGAACAGGGAAGCGTGATCCCGAACAAGTTCCACAAGAATGCGCTGAAGGCAGGCTGCATTTACCTGGGTGCCGCGTACGAAGAAGATGAGAGCGATGACCAGTCAGGCTCCGAGAACGGCGCACTGATCATCAAGGCTATTGAGGCCATCATCGAGCGAGACGAAGCGGATGACCTGGACAATACCGGCAAGCCAACCCTGAAAGCTTTGAAGGCGCAGGCAGGCTTTAACGTGACCCGCGCCCAGGCAAACGACGCGTGGGACCACTTCCAAGACTCGTTGGCGTAAGTCATGGCCTACGAAACCGTCGAGCTTCTCATCAAGGCCTTCCGTGAAGACGAGAAGGACAACGTGCAACCGTACTTTTGGAGCGACAGCCAGTTGGTGCGGTGGACGAATGAGGGCTTGACGGAATTCGCCGACGAAACCCAAAGCTTCTACGACGACGAAAGCGACGTAACGCTGATCCCCTACGGTGTCGGTGAAACCCGCTTCGACCTCGATCCCTGCATCATTGATGTGAAAGGTGCATGGGTGGATGGTCAGCCGCACTGCTGCCTTGAGCGCTCGATCTGGTCGTTTAGCAACGCATGGCGCGGCGGGTATTGCCTTGCCTACAACGGCTGCTCATCCCATTTCTACTTCGACGGTGCTGGCCAGTTCAATCTGAGCCCGAAACCGACCGCATCCGGCGCGGTCCGCCTTCGCGTGATCCGCCGCCCGGTCCGCGAGTTGGACAAGTGCGACAAGATCCCTGACATGCTCCCTTCTGATCGTCGCCATCTGCTGCTGTACCTGGCCTACAAGGCCTACAACGTCAGTGATGCTGAGACCTTCGATAAGACCAAATCCAACAACCGTTACGCCGAATTCCTTGTGAAGTGCCAGGACGCGCGCGAAGCCTCAATTCTGCGCCGCGGTTCCTGTACTCGCCCGATCAGGAGTAACTGGTGATGGCGAGCAACAGCGCTTGGTCGAACGGCATCCACAACCGGGCAAACTCCAAGTCTGTGCCGGACGGGTTTGTTCGCGATCTGGTCAACCTCGACCCGCTGGTGGGTGGTGAGCTTGGCCTGCGCACTGGTTACGACCAGCGTTACCCGGCGAATGATGCCCGAGGCGCGCTTAGCGTGGGTTCGAGCATCGTTTTCGCTGATGGCGCTTCGCTGCTCTGCTACGACACCCTCACAAGCTCAATCCATACGCTTGCACAGATCGCGTCCAGCGGACGGCTTGTCGGAGCAGTACTGAACTACGAACTCTTCCTGTGCACGGCTACCGAAACGCTCAGGTTTGACGGTTCAATCCTTCGGCAGTGGGGAGTCCAAACCGTCACCGATCAGCCGGTGCCTGCGATCGTCGCCGGTTCACTGTTCGCTGGCACTTATCAGTGCGCGATTACGCTGGTGAATGCCTCAGGTGAGGAGGGCGGCACCGTCAACCCGATCCAGGTCACGGTGACCGATGGGGCTGGCCTGCTGTTCGATCCGCAAGGGCTGCCAGCAGGGCATACCTATCGTCTTTACGTCGGGTCATCGAGCGGTGAGACCCTTTATCTCCAGTACGAAGGTGTCGGCGCATTCGCCGTGACGAACCTTCGTGACGATACCGCAAGGCTCGATACGCTGAATCTTCGTGCTCCTGTTGGCGGTGACCAAATCGCGTCCCTGGGCTCTGTCCTGCTGGTCGCCGACGGCAAAACCCTCTGGCACACCGTAGCCATGAGCCCGCACCTGATCGACATGTCGAAAAACTTCTTCCAGTACCCGGCGCCGATCACTGTTGTGCTGCAGGTTGATGGCGGCGTGTTCGTCTGCGCTGACAAGACCTATTTCCTCCAGTCGCCTGAGTCGGGCGACGTCGTGCAAAACACAAAGCTCGAATTCGGCGCCGTTCCCGGTACCGGTTCAATCCTGCCTGATGGCCGCGCCTGCTGGATGACCCAGTACGGCCTCGCCGTCGGCGCGCTGGATGGCAGCGTCACGCTGCTGAGCCAGAACAACTTCGTGCCAGAAATGGCGCAATACGGCGCATCTGGCGTCGTCGATCACAACGGCAATCAGATGGTTGTCACCACCATGCGCGGACAGAAAGGCCCGAACCCGCTGGCCGCCAGCGACTATTACGAAGCGGAGATTGTCACCCCATGACCAACATTCCAGAAGGCCTGGCAAAGTTCGGCTTTGTCTTCAAAGGTGAGGTCGTTTCGCCTGAAGGCGAGGTGATCGTCACCTTTACAGACCAGAACATCATCCCCCAATCCGGGATTGACCACATTGTCGGCCTGTTGCGTGGCACAGGTACGCTCAATTCAAGCTGGTATGTCGGCGTGGGGGCTTCGAACTACGTCCCCAGCAGCGCAACCACGAGCGCCGATCTTCCCGGCGCAGTGGGCGAGGCGACCGCTTACTCCCAGACCACGCGGCCGATCTGGTCCAACACCTACGACGGAACGTCGATGGTAGGCAACTTGGACACCAAGGCCGAATTCACCTTTACCGCAGCTACTCGGCTGTACAGCGGCTTCCTGTGCTCAAACTCCGGAAAGGGAAGCAACAGCGGAATTCTGCTCTCGATCGCGCGATTCGCTTCGCCATACGACGTTCCAGCCGGATCTACTTTCCGCCTGGGCATCTCCATCTCACTGCTCTCGGCGGCCTGATCATGAGCCTGACACTCTCTGCGCGAAATTCCGTGCTGCCGGCTCTGTTCGCAGGGACGGTCTACATCGCACTGCACAACGGAAACCCGGGTGACTCGGCGACAGCCAACGAACTGTCTGGCGGTGGATATGCTCGCCAGCCAGCCACGTTCAACGTCGATTCAGGTACCGGTACCGCGATTCTCGGCGCCGGACTGACCTTCACCGTCGGTTCCTCGGTCACCCTGACGCATATCTCCATGTGGTCAGCGGCCACCGGTGGAGCAGCGTTCAATCGGCAGCCACTGACCGCGCCGGTTCAGGTAACGAGCGGAACATTCACCATCGCCGCTGGCGACATCACCACGGGAGGTAACGTCTGATGAAGCGCAGCACGGGTCTTCGCAACAGCATGCTGTCCTCCGGTTCCTTCAAGCAGGCAATGGCCGGCTCGATTATCACCGTGTGGTCGGGCACTCCACCGGCATCCGCAGATGCGGCCATCCCAGCCGATGCCGTCAAGCTGCTCACTTACTCCTTGAATGGAGCAGGCGGGGCGATCAGCTTCGAAGCGTCTGCAGTGGACGGGACGCTTCAGAAAAACGCCGCCGAGGTCTGGCAAGGTCAAATCGTAGCCTCGGGCACGCCATCCTTCTTCAGGATGCAGGTCATTGCCGACAGTGGCGCTGCGAGCCTGACGCAAAACCGCCTGCAGGGGACCGTCGGCCTGCAAGACGCAGACATGGTCGTCAGTTCCTTGACCTGGACTGCTGGTGATGAGCGCAAGCTCAACTTTTTCACCGTCACTATCGCCGCGGGTTAAACCGGGAAGACCGCTATGTCCAACCGTCTCACGAAGCGGTCAAAAACCACCTACATCCCGGCCATCCCTGCCCAAGTTGCCACGTTTGGATACTGCGTAACGCAGCCAGGATTTGCCGTTTCGTACGTTGATGCGAAACAGCTTTCAACCAAGGGCGTAAGCGGTATCGATTCGGCGAGTGGTTATCCCGTCATCGTAAAGACGCACGTCGACGTTAAAGGCAGGACCGTCTTCGATCAGGTCCTTATCCCAGTTTTGGTGCCGAGCGACGTCACCACCTGCTTCCCGGCAAAGCGGCGGGTGCAAGGCGTTGAGGCGTCTGTCATCACTGACCAGCTGTTAGGCTGGAACTCTGGAGCGCGCAGCTTTGCCGCACCTGCTGGGGATTTCTCGTTCTCTTTTTCCTTTCCTCAGCTTCCTGCCGGCGCCGTGATCTGCGGAATATCCACCACGAACTCCCAGATCGGCAGTTTCGCGGCAGTGGAGCACGGACTCTATACCTCTGGCGTGTCGATCAAGTTCTACGAGTCAGGCGTGGAGCGCCATACATTCTCGTCCGGACCGGGCTCGAATCCCAAGCTCACTATTCAGCGAGTTGGAGGCGTGGTCACGGCGGTCGTGGACGGCGAGGTCTACGTCAGTGGAACGCGGTCCACAGGAACGAAATCGCTCACAGCAGCGCTGTACGCCTCCGGCGACTACGTCGACAATCCAGTCATCGGCGGTGCGTCTTCTGGAGCATCGCGCGCACCTCTGAGCCTTGGCGAGCTGGCTGGGCGTCCGCCTGAGATTACATCGCGGGAAACGACGATTTTGCTTGGCTCTGCCTCAGGGAAAGACAATGCAAGCGCGACCGTGCCAGTGATCAGCATCGACGGGGTGGCAACGGCCTTCGACCTTGCCATGTCGGCTGTGGATCATGGCGTCAATAACGATATCGGTGTGCAGCTGACCGACCTCCCGGTTGGGCTGAACGCATCTGAAGATAATTACACCTCAGTCAAGCTGGTGCTGGATGACCCCATGGCAACCGGTTACGACACCGATTCTCTGCTGGAATTTACGATACTCGAAGGCCTGATGCCCGAGTCCGCAATTGATTATCTGCCGATCATTTTCGCGACGATCACAGAAACCCTTTCCGTCGGCACAGTGATTGACCTGGTCATCGCGATCGATGCCAAGCTTTTTGAAATCCTCGCGCTACCCACGGCAGCCTCGGCCAACCTGGTGCTCGAAACGATTCTGTCCAGCGGGATATCGATCAGCGACTACTCGTCACAGGCGAGAAATGAGGCTCTCCAGTACGCGACCAACATAGCAACAGGAGCAGTGACGCGTTACAGCGGCTTCGGTTTCAGCAGTTTTTGTCGCGTCGGCACTGATCTATGGGCCACAAGGCCTGACGGCCTGTACAAGGTCGGCGGAGAGACAGACGACGGACAACTGCTCTCATTCCTCATCGACTTTGCTGCGGATGATCAGGGAAGCCCCCGCACCAAGCGGCTAGAAAACGTCTTCTTCGGAATTGCCACCGACGGCCAGACCTATGCGCGCCTGACGGATGACTTCGGCCGCGAGCAGAGCTATCGCCTTATTCAGCGTGACAGCTCAGAGGCGAGAATCAACACGGCAAAAGGGGCCTCATCGCGATACTGGCAGCTGCGCCTCGAAGGGGTAGATGCCAGCTTTGCCGAGATCGACAACATTGAATGGGTCGCTGCCACCGGCGCCCGGAGAACAAAGCGATGAGCATTGACAGCACGAACAGCCAGCTATTTTCGCTCGCACAGCAGGCGCTCAGTTACGCATCAGGGAGCGCCGGGCGAATCAACATCGTTTCCAAGCCAACGCTGAAGGAAACGCAATTCAACTACTCGGTTGGCAACATCAATCTGCAGGAGCCGCCGAAGTTCAGCGACCTGTTCGGTGGAACCGACAATGCTGCGTCAAACATTGCCAGCGTCAATGGAGATGTCGAGCAGTGGCTCGCCACCTACTTTCCATCAATCAACGGTGGCTTCAAGAACGTTCCGGAGGATTACCTGGTCGGGGTGATCAGCGGCGTAACACCTTTCGGTATGGCCAGCACCGTTTTCGAAGCCGTCTGGCAGCAATCCAGGGATCGAGCCGGGCGCACTGTTCGTGCTGAGCGCGCAGCGCTTTCCTCGACGTTTTCAGCAAGGGGTTTCTCCCTCCCGCCTGGCGCACTCATCGATCAGTTGGCCCAGTCCGAACGACGGGCCACTGATGCGGTGCTCGACGTGAACCGTGAGCAGGCGATCAAGGACGCAGATATCAAGCTTCAGATCCTGCAACAGGCAGTGCAGCTCGCCACACAGCTAAAACTGGGGATTCTGAACACTGCCGCTGACCTGTTCCGCGCGTATACCAGCCTTTATCAGCTGGACTCCCAGTCGGCCCAAATCAAAGCATCGGCTTACCAGTCCTTCTACAACGCGTTGTCCAGCTACTACAACGTGGAAGTGAGCATGGAACAACTCAAGTTGCGAGCTGCCGAGACCAAGGCTGGAATCGATAACGAAATCGATGGCAACCGCATCAGGAACTACGCGGCTGACTCCACCGGCAGCGCACATGCTGGCGCGGCTGGTGCATTCGGCCAAATTGCCGCCCAGGCAGCGAACGCTGTAGGAACGCTGGACGCACAGATCATCTCCGGATCCGGAAACGTGTAATGGGCGTAGTCAGGCGCTCCGTATCAACCTCGGGAATTTGGCTTCTGCGCCGAGTGATGAAGCTAGCGCAGTCCATGGCAAGGGGTGGGGTAGTAGGCGGAACCAAGAAGCAGATCATCGAAGGTTATCTCCTTATTGCCAAGAAATCCGGGCAAGCCATGAGCGCGGTAGTAATGGATCTGCCGGCTTATTTGTGCCTGCCTGGACGCTACTACGATGCAGGGTCTGCCGACATTGAGAGGGCGTACGTGCAGCAGCTCTACCCAGGTCGTGACACCTACCTTCCGGGCGGCGTAACGCACATTATTGCACCGCAGACAAATCCGCTTCTGATGGCTTTGGTTTGGAACGAGATTGATTTTGGTCAGCCATTTTCCGGAAATCGTCTGGCTACCAGACTTTGGGGTGTTGCACAGCCGTTTTCCGGCACGGGGTGCATGTACGGTTATGGGGCTGTTTATCTGACATCCCCTGACGACCGGCTGGCTTTGGGGAATGCTTTGCCGTCTGATCCGTTTGCTTACAGGCTCGCGGTGTTCACGCCCACATACGTGCGTAGCGAAAGCGTCAACGGAGCTGAAACCGTGATTCCCGAGAATCCGACTGCGGCGCCTACCGGCTGGACGCTGCAGATCCCCGAGTCGCTGATATCGAACGCCAAGTCGTTCATCCGTCTGGATATCGACCGCTCATTGATCACCCCTGAGAACGACAACATCATCACCTTCTGGGACGTGGTCCAGTACCCATGGATAGGCTTTTCCGCTCCTCGCCAGTTCTTCGATGATGACGGAAATGTGGGGTACAGGGTGCATGTGTGCGCCCAGGTCGTTTACGAAGAGGGTGGCCCCTACGAAGTTGACCCTGAAGCAGTGTTCTACCCGTTCGCGGAGAACAGTCAGATACCGGCTGCCGGCGCTCGGGGTTTGTGGTTTGCCCAGATTCAAGTCCTCAAAGGCGAGGCATCGATAATCAACCAAGCAGGTCACAACGGTCTGAACGATGACGATCCTCGCCGGCAGCCATGGAGCAGAACCTTCGTTAATCCTAACGAAGGTATCGCCTACGAAGGCAACGTGGCCTACAAAGCTACGCCAGTAACCCTCAACGACGGGACGATGATTGTGGCTGCTTCGTCATTTGTCACCAGAAAGGCGGGCGGATCGGAATCTGAGCCGCCAATCCCGGACGAAGAGGGCTACTGGCTGTTTTGCGACGTCTTCCGCATGTCAGAAGGCGGGTTGAGTAGAGAAAACATCTCCACCACGAAGGTGACCAGGATCCTTTCCCGATTCCCTGAAGGTGACACCGAGTATGCCGGCGGCGTGGCCATGTTCGACGCTGGCCTTGATGAAAATCGATGTGTCATAGGCACCGCAACCGATGGGGTTGTGGCGATATCGCTCGTCTTTTCTGCATTCCGTCCGGGCGATGTCCCCAAATTGACGGCTATCGCGTCAACTAACGATTCCAGCATCGTCACCTACTCTGGAACCCCGGGTTTCTCGATGATGATGGGTTCCGGTGGTGATGAAACAGTATCGGTCGGGTATGTCGAAGCTCCCGAAAACCCCGATGAGCAGCGTTTCTGGGCGTGGATGACGAGTGACAACCAGGTCGCGTATCTCGGGAATGGCAAGTACTGCTTCTATTGCTCAAGCGAATGGTCGCTACCGCCAGATGGCGCGACCAGCTTCGTGACGTCGGGAAACTTGGCTCTGGCCGTCTACAACCACACCGACCGCAGCGTACAGGGGGTAGGTGTCATTGATCCTGCGTTGAGCTCGTCGGGCACCACCGCCAGTTCTGCGCTCACCCAGCTCTATCTCGGCAGCCGCCTTGGCAACATCGAGGTTTTGAGGAAGGAGAGCGACGGTTATAACCGCGATGAGGGGATCGGAAACCCTGCAACGCTGATTGTTACCCGGGGAAAGGGAGCGGCGGCAATCACCCTCGATAGCCAGGAGGGCCAAGACATCACCTACGGCCAGACTTGGATCAGTTACGACTCCGGCGAAACCTGGGTTCAAATGCTCGATTACGGCTCACCTGTGGGCGCATTTCACTGCGGAAATATTGCTCAGGCTCGATCAGAGCCTGTGGTGAGGGTTTGATATGAGTCAGCGATTCGCGATTGTGACCAGCGACACCACCGATCCATTGAAGCTGTTCGACGGCGCGACCGGCGATCTCATCAATGAATATTCACCTCCGTCCCAACTGGTCAGCAATAGCGGTTTCAGCTGCCGCGTGACCATGAGCTATGACGGGAACATCATCGCCCTGCATTCCACATTCAACTACACCAAGGTGTGGTTTCTGAATCTGGTGACGAATGCCGAAACGACCGTTGAGCTCGACGACATCACCACGACAGTCGGATTTGATGCCGACGGATCGTTCTATGTAGGATTGACTCGCAAATACCTGAAGATCGATCCCCCTTACACCCAAGCAACGACATTCTTTTTCGCTGACGATATCGGCATCATCCCATGCCAAGACTCTACCAAGGCCCTGGCCTTCGTCAGTGATCCAAACACAGGCGATGGGGGACTCTATCAGTTCAATCTGAAAACAGGGACATTGGGCGCCGATGTCGCGATACCGACCGCATATCAAGTCGACACCCAGAGCCAGCATGTTTTCGGATCGTTGACCTCCATCGGCTACGGCGTTCGACAGTGGAATTACGCCACGGGCGCAAATGAGGCGCAGGTAGGCCCAATGCGCGGCGCGGGTGAAGGCGCGTCAATGGTCATTGGGTTTACCAGTGATGGACTTCGGTATGTCATGAAGACAGGGCCGAATACGATGGGTAGGGGAATGCTCGGAGCGGGCCCGACCATCGTGCCGATGGACGCCGTTCTACCATTGTCTGGCGACAACAGCACGATGATCTTCGAGGGAATGCTCGACGACACAACCGCGCTACTCAGCCAAGCAGCCTTTCCGCGTACGCTTCTGGTGGGCTTCGATGTGGTGACCGGCCAGGTGAAGTGGAGCAACAACGACGGCAACAATCAGGGCGATGCATTGTCGGGAGTGGAGGCTGCCAGGGCCGGCGTTCAGCCAATACTCGGACCACGAGACACGCCTCCGGAGAATCCATTGTTCTGGAAAGAGAACATCCTTTCCTATGAAGCCGTCTGATTGACCCGTAGCACCAGTCACATAGCGTAGGGGCATCGAAAACCCTGCGGGAGTGACAAACATGGCAGTCGGCGATCTCATCGGAGACCTGGCCACGGCGTATCTGACGCCTGCACAGCGCGCTGCCCAAGCGGCGAAAGGCGTCCAATCATTGACCGGAGGTCCGATTGCGCGGGCATCTGACCAATTGCCAAAGGTGGCCGGGTTGGCCGCCGCAGCGCCGGTCGTCGCCGATCAGCAGGGCGCCCCTTCAGCTCAAGCGTCCAGCGGATTTATTAACTCGGCCCAGTTCGGTGCTCCCGCGCAAGTCGCTGCACCGCAGAGCCTGTCGTCGTTGGCGCCAGTTGTTCCCGGCCAGCCAGCCACTGCCACAGCGCAAACCTCCCAGCAGCCGGCCAGCCTCGCTGATGCTGCGCCCCAAGGTACAAGCTCACTCTCAACACAGACCGCTCAGCCAATAGGGCTTGATTCGGCCTACCGTTCGACAGGCGTCGGCGCCGGTGGCAATGCGATCGTCGGCAGAGTTGGCGCCGGCGGCGTTCCGCAATTCAGCAACCAGCCGGCAGACCTGTCCAGTGCCGCAGCAGTTGCGCCGTTGGGCAACGGCCCACAGATGCCAACATCGCTCGCCGACCTATCTCCGGGCGGGCGAAGTGCTGACCCATCTGCTCCTCTTTCATCGCTGGGCTCAGCAGCAAACCTGGGTGATGGCGTTGGGACGTTCAGTCAGGGTCAGGCAGGGGATTCTCAACTGGCACTGACCCGATTCCAGCGCGCCAATGACCTACGCAGTGCATATCAGGCTCAGGACCGTGCTGACCTCGCTAACTACCGAGCCAATCAAGGCGCACAACTGGGGATCGTCCGCGATAGCAGTCAACGCCTGACTCGTTCTGACCTGGCCGCGGCCGGACTCGATCAGCAAAGGCAGGCAGGTCTGGATCAGAATGCAGCCCGTGCCCAACAATCGCTCGAAAGCGTGCGAACTGGTCAGGCAGCTGCCACCCAAACCCGGCAGGCCCAGCGCCTTGAGGATGCATTCACTGCAGCAACTGCGCCGAACGCCACTCCGGAGCAAAAGCAGCGTTACCAGACGCTGGTTGACCCTACCGGCGCCAACTCATTGAAGACTCAGCAGGCACAGGCCCAACTGGCAAACACCCAGGCTGACGGACAGCTAAAGCAGCAGCAGCTGGCTCAGAACACTCAGGCCCAGCAGCAAGCGGCCCAGGACAGAACGCGAACCCAAGCAGGACAGGTCGCGACTATAGATCAGGCGCTTTCATCGGTTGACTCCCTTCTTGGCACAAAAGTCGATCCGAAGAATCCGACCGGCCCTCGCATTGACGAAGATCCGGGACTGGCATCTGCCGTGGGACTTTCCTCGATTCTGCCGACGCGACCCGGTTCGGCGGCAGCAGACTTCGAGGCTCGGCTCGATACATTGAAAGCGCAAAGCTTCTTGCCGCAGGTCGCTCTACTCAAGGGCGCCGGAGCCTTATCAGACGCTGAGGGCAAAAAGCTCTCAGACTCCATCGGAGCGCTTTCGCCGAAGATGAGTGAAGACGCTTTCCGCAAGTCGCTTGCAGACATTCGTTCAACCTTTGCTGCATCCCGCGATCGCATCGGCGCGCCGGCAGCCGCTTCCCAGCCATCCGGATCGACTGCGGCAGTTTCCCAAGCCGCACCTGCGATTCCAACCATTACGTCAAAAGCCCAGGCCGACGCGCTTCCGGCTGGTAGCGTCTTCATTGGCCCCGACGGTAAGCAGTACAGGAAATGACCATGGCAGATAATGACTGGCTAAAAGATTACGCTCCAGTGGATGCCCTGCCCGCAACTCTCGCTCCCTCGACACCCGGGGCGAGCAATGCGACTACGGGTACGGATGATCATTCGTGGCTCAGTGCATTTACGCCGGTTGAGTCTGCCGCTACGGGACCAGGCGCCACCAATTCCCAGCCCCCTCCGCCAGCCGCCAATCCCCCAGATGTCGGAACAGGCGAGGCATTTGTGCGCGGAGCGGGAGACGGCCTTACGTTTGGCCTTCAAGACGAGATACTGGCCGGCCTGGACGCTGCAGTTCAGCCCATTATCCCCATTGAGGCGAACGGATCTGCAGCATCTACATTTGGTCAGCGTTACGACGAAAACGTGGCGAATCAGCGTGCGCTGCTGAAGGCTGGACAGGATCAGCACCCCGTTGCATCTGTAGCCGGTGGGTTAATTGGAGGGGTCGTTCCGGCACTCGCCACGGGCGGCACCACAGCAGGCGCGTCTCTAGCAGCGAATGTCGGTAAGGGCGCACTTTACGGGGCAGGTTATGGTGGGGCATACGGCTTCGGCTCGGCCGAGGGCGATGCACTTGAGCGCCTGCCTGAAACGGCGACCGGGGCGGCTGTAGGAGCTGCACTCGGCGGAGCGCTCCCAGCCGTTCTTGGCGGTGCTGGGAAACTCGCCCGATCGGCAGCGAACAAGACTGAGACGGAGCTCGCCACTCAGCGCACCGCAATCCAGACGACTAAAGACGCTCAGGATGCAGCGAATCTTGCCGGCGGGACCAGTGATGTAGCGTCAGATCGTGCCGGAGCAGTCCAAGCGCTTGGGGAGGCCGCACAGGCTGCGCCGCGCACCCAGGCTGAAAAGCTCGCAGGGCTGGCGGATGAGGTAGCGCCCAATCAGCAAATCCTTGAGGCTGCTGAGCGGCTGGGCATCAAAGACCAACTGATTCCATCCCAATACTCGCGCAGCCAATCATATCGTGAGGTTGAGCAGGCCCTGGCGTCCATACCTGGTAGCACGCTCAACGCTCAACAGAAAGAGGCAACACAGGCCCTGGCCCAGAAGGCCGACGACCTCATCACCGACTATGGCGGATCGCTCGACAAGAGTCAGTTTTCAGACAAGTTTCGAATTCAGAGCCAAGCCACGATTTCTGGACTCAATAAACAGGCCGAAGACCTGTACACCCATGTGCAAAAAGCTATACCAGTTCGCACTCCGGCGCCTGCGGATTCGACTATCGCCTACATACAAGGCAGATCGGCAGACTTCGGCGGCGCGCCGCTGCTTTCCGGTGATGAAAGTAAGGCCCTGAGAATTCTGTCGCCAAAGGTAGAGACCGTTCCCAATCCTCTCGTTCCGGGAACAATGCAAACCATAACTACCTACCCGACCTACGCCGCACTTGACTCGGTCAGAAAGTCGGTAGGCGACGGTTACAAGGGTCGAGGGCCGTTCGCGTCATCCAGTTCTCGGACTCTGGATGCTCTTTATGCGAATCTGAGCAAGGATCAGCAGGCAGTGGCTGACGCAGCCGGGGTAGGGGATGCGTTCACTGCAGCAAAGTCTGTCGTCGCCCAGCGCAAGAACCTGGAAGACGGGCTGGTTCAGGCGATCGGTAAAGACATGACTGGCGCGATCAGCTCCACCTTCGGCAGCGCGGTCGAGAAGCTGGGAAGCGGCAATTTCAAGGATTTCGACAAACTGGTCACCCTGATCCCCAACAATCTTCGCCAAGAGGCCGTACTCACCGCCCTGCATAACGCCTTTACAAAGCGCAGCGGGGCTCAGCAGCAGCTCAGCGCGCCGGGGTTCGTGGACTGGTACGACAGCCTCAGCCGAAATGAGGCTGCAAAGAGCCGTCTAACCCAGTACCTGCCGCCTGCTGCCGCCAAGACACTGGACGATATAGCTACAGTTGCCAGGGGTATGCGTGAAGCTTCAAAAGAGCGCATCACTACCGGCCGGCTGAATTCCATAAATCTGCTTCAGAACTTCGCTGATGAGGGCGGGTTGCTCGCAAAGGTTTACGACACGGTGAAAAAGGTGGGTGTGGCCGAAGGTGTCACTAGCAGCTTAGGATTTGCCGGCGCAGGGACTGTAGGCGTTATGACCAAAGTCTTCTCAAGGGAAAAAACGCCCATCAAGGATGCGGCTGAAAGCCTACTTGCCAGCCCCAAGTTCCGGGACGCAATCTACACAGCCGCCAACACTGACGGTGCGCAGCTCGGTCGTATGAGGGCGCGAGAGGCACAATTGATGAAAACGCTGGCTTATAAGAAATGGTTCGCAGCAGCCGGCGAGAACACGAAGGCTCAGGTGCGTGCAATTGGTCCAGTTGCCTATTTCACTACGAACACACAACCGCCAAATGAGGCGATTGAGCTACCGCCTACCGTCGTCTCGCCTTAGGGGCTATCATGACGCCCTAACCTTGGGGGCGTCATGCACGAAGTGAAGGTGAAGTTTGCATACAAGACAGGATTTCGCCGACTGTGGTTCGTTCTGTCAGTAATTTGGCTGATTGGCACCATTGCAGTGGTGTCTGAGTACAGGGATGGCGCCCTGCAGTCATTCTTCCTGTTCGGCGCAGTTCCGGTAGTGGTCCTATATCTTCTTGGCGTGGCCTTCGTCTGGAGCATCGAAGGCTTTGCACGCGCTGATCGATAGGCGCTGGGCCGCACACCACCTAAATCTCAAGATCCAAACCGACTTGCCGATACTGATGATAATCGGCGCCTCTAAGCCTGGGCGCCTCATCAAGTCTCGACAAGGAACTGAGTCGTGAAGTACATCATCCTCTTATGTCTCGCACTGGCATCCGCCATGACGAACGCTGGCACTCTCACCATCATCCCCGACAGCACTAGCTCAATGGGCATCCAGCAGCAGAAGAGGGAAGCCGCAGAAAAGGCTCGGGCTGAGCGGCAAGCGAGAATCGCTGCCGGGATCGAGCAGCCGCCGCCAGTGATCATCATCCGCCAGGCGCCTCAGTATACGCCCCCTGCTCGCCAGCCCTTCGAGTGCCGGGACAAAGGCTTCGGTCGCTTGTCCTGTTACTGATGGCTTGAATGGGCACGCCCTTAAATAGGACCCTTCCCCTAGCAATCCAGTCACATACGCTCACCGGAAATCGCAGGAGATTTCCATGGGCGCCCCCGTCGTCGACATCAACATCGTCAAGGGCAAGACTTTCGAGTTCATGTATCGGTACGCCGATCATGACCTGGTCTACAAGCCCATTTCGGCCATGCCAAGCATTGCGCCGATTCGCCTCACAGTACCCGCTCACTCGATCCCTGATGGCTGGCCGATCCGCATTGAAGGCGTTCGCCAGCCAGTTGAGCTGAATACCGAGGACGACGCCTACTACATCGCGACCACTGTAGACGCCAACACCATTGAACTGAACACAGTCCGTGCGGATGAATGGCGCCCGTATTCCAGCGGCGGCTCGGTGATCTTCAACCACCCATTCGATCTGACGGGCTGCTCTGCACGCATGCAGATTCGTGATCGTGTCGACGGAAGCCTGCTTCTGACCCTGAACTCGGACCCATCAACCGCGCCTGACGGCGAAATTGAAGTCGATTCCAGCCTAGCCTCGCTCATTGTCCGGCTATCCCCAGCCGTCACTGCCGGCATCACTTGGTCGCGCGGCGTGTATGACCTTGAGCTGATCACGCCTGATGGGAACGTCTATCCGGTAACCGAGGTGAGCAAGGTCACGATCGGCGCCGAGGTCACAAAGTGAATTCCGCGTTCGTTGTGCGGGGCTCGACCGGATGCCTGATCCGTCGCGAGTACGGCGGCTCTTTCACGATCATGGCTGGTCAGCGCGGCGCGCCTGGTAAATCAGGCGCTGGTGCAAGTTCAACCTTCGTCTGGCCACAGAACATACCTCTCACCACCTGGACTATTCCGCACAACCTTGATCGGTTCCCCTCAGTGACCGTGACTGATGGGCAGGGAAGGCAGGTCGAGCCAGATATCACCTACGTCAGCAGTGACATTGTTCAAGTAACCCACGGCATCCCGTTCGCGGGCGTGGCGTATCTAAATTGAGGCGGCACGCATGAAAATCACAAACCAGTTCGACGCCAATGGGTTCAAGGTTGTAAATCTGGCTGACGGGACGAACCCTCAAGACGCAGCCACGGTTGCTCAGCTCAACGCTGCCGTGCAGGGCTACTCATGGAAGCAGCCTGTACGAGTCGCGACAACTGCGAACATCACGCTTTCTGGCGCCCAGACTATCGACGGCGTCAGCGTTGTGGCGGGCGATCGGGTGCTGGTCAAGAACCAAACGGCCGGCGCGGCAAATGGCATTTACGTCGCCGCTACTGGCGCCTGGACTCGCTCGACTGACTTCGATACCGGTGCCGAAGCACTCGGAGCAGCTACTTTCGTCAGCGAAGGCGCGAGCCAAGGGAATCAGGTCTGGCTAAACGGCACGGATGGGCCGATCACCATCGGCACGACTGTTCTGTCTTTCGTTCAGGTAGGCGGCGGTTCGGCTTACAGCGCGGGCAACGGAATCCTCATTTCCGGCGGCGTCATCTCTGCCGACCCGGCCGTCGTAGCACGCAAGTCCAGCGCCACCATCGGCGACGGTACCGCCACCACGCTTACCATCACTCACGGCCTCAACACTCAGGACGTTGCAGTCAGCGTCAAAGAAGTCTCGACCAACGCAGGTGTCATCGCCGACTGGGTGGCAAATACTGTAAACACCGTTCAGCTCACCTTCGGCACAGCCCCAACCACGGGGCAGTACCGCGTAACGGTAATCGCGTAATGAAGCACGTCGGCGTTAGATCTGATCCAAAGGATATAGCATCCCAAGAACAACTGGGTGGCGGCACCGGCGACTTCAAAAAGGACGGCTCCGTCCAGATGACTGGGCCGTTCAACCAAGCCTCCCCTTACACCTTCGCGACAGGCAATCCGTCTGGATCGGGAATTCTTGACTGGACCCCAGCAACATCTGATTTCGGCATTGTTCTGTCGGGCAACATATCCTCAATGACTGGGGCACCTACCGGGGCTCGCCGAACCCTAGTCTTTGCTGCCGGTACTGTGCTTACCCATGCAGCCAGTATTTTAGAGTTGCCCGGAAACGTCGACCGAACAACTGCGCTTGGAGATAAGGCCAAGTTCATTAATCGCGGTTCTTCGCGATGGCAGTGCCTCTGGTACACCAAGGCTGACGGCACTGCGTTGGTAGCAGGAGCAGGTTTCACCGAAGCGCAGGTCCGCACCACACCGATGACGGGTGTCGTCTTCACCGACAAGACCCCGGTCGTAGCCGCTGACACCCTCCTGGCCGCTGTCGGCAAGCTCCAAGCGCAACTGAGCACCGGCGTATTCCGCACCGAAACAATCACCACGACGTCGGTCGGCCAGACCTCATACGCAGTACCGAATGGCTACACCGCCGGATCCATCGTCGCATTCTTCAACGGCGTACTGCTGGCCCCGGGCGACTACACCGCAACCGACGGCGCCAACATCGTTCTGGCCTCTGGCGCACTGACAACCAGCGACATCATGTCCGTCCTGGTAATCGGGTCCGTTCGCGCCCAGGACGATGCCCTGCTCAGCTACACAGTGGCCCAGCTCAATACGATGGGGGCAGCAGCCAACGCGAGAAAGGTCCGTTGGTGCAGCGACGTCAGCGGCGGACCGCAGATGGTAGTCAGCAACGGCACGAACTGGGTTCGAGTCCAAGACCTAACGGTGGTGACAACGTAATGGCATACAACGTCAACGACGCTAACATACGTGGCTTGAAGCTCAGCGTGGCTTCAGATGGGCAGACAGTCAGCGTGTCCAGTGGATATGCCTACCTGCCGAACCAAGGAAGGGCATTACTGCAGAGTGACCTGAGCGTGGTCGTGAGCGGGGTGACCAGCGCTTGGCGCCACTTCTACCTGGCAAACGACAACGGTGTGCTGGCCTTCGAATACTCGGCCACCGCCCCGGCAGATCCATACCAAGGTACAGCCCGGACGAAGTCGAACGATCCGACCCGCCGATATCTCGGGTCGCTGTATTTCAACGCCAGTGGCGTAACTCTCGCCTTCTTGCACAGCCGGGTCGGTGACAGAGCGAACCGCATCAGCTTCGTGCCGCCCGGTGGAGCCGCTATCGCGCAATCGCGCTTGCTCAACATCGCGACCGGCACCACGCCGACTTTGGTTGACGCGTCAGCCGTCGTCCCCATGACCTGCCGCCTGATGTACACCCTGATCAACAACACATCGACCAGTGATGCGTATATCGGCACGCCCGACAACGGAACTCTGTCGACCACGAACTACCTGCTTTTCGTGAAGGCGAACCAAGCAGGCCAGTTCGACGTGGAAGTGAACGGTAATCAGCTCCTCAACTACTTCCTCAACGGAATTATCACGCTCGGCGGCCTGACCATTCAGGTGCGCGGCTATTTGTTCGACAGGTGATTTATGACGGTCAATAGAGACCTCGGGAAGTTGACGCCGATCCCGTCGGTAGCGGGGCAGTTCGTCTGGAATCAGGCGACGACAAGCTGGCAGCAAGTCACGAAGGCGATGGTCGGGCTGGGCAACGCTACGAACACTGCGGACGCTGATAAGCCGGTCAGTACGGCCCAGCAAGCGGCTTTGGATTTAAAGCTCAATGCCGCAAACCCCATAGCCTCCGGCATCGCCATTTTCGGCGGATCTACGCAGGTGCTCGCCGGAGTAATCACGAATTACGGCGATTTCACTGCTACACGGACAAGCGGCAATACTGCGTTCAATCTGAATGGTCCGGCTGGCAATCAGTGTCGAGTGGCCTTCTACACAAACCTTTCAGCGCGGTGGACGTTTGGTAAAAGTAACGGGGCGGAAAGCGGGTCAAATGCCGGCAGTGATTTTTGGGTTTCCCGGTTTGCTGATGACGGCAGCGGAATTGATGTCGCGTTGCGCATCATCCGCGCTACCGGCGAAACGCAGACCATGTCTGTCTCCGCGTCTGGCCCGGTCAAGCCAGGCCAATACACCCTAACCACGCTTCCGTCAGCGTCTCTTTACAGCGGCTATGAAATCGACGTCACCAACGCCACTGGCGGCTCAAAACGTTGTCGTTCGAACGGCACGGTTTGGCAAATCCTTAATACCACCACCACAGTGAGCTAAACCCATGCCACCAGTATTCGAGCAGGTCACATTCTTCTATGAAGTTCTGCTTCGCTTTGGCGATCAAAAGGCCAACAGGGGACATCTCACAGGAGCCCACCTTCAGACACTGACGCAGACCTTGATGGACGGCAACGTAATCGCCACGTCTGACAACGGGCCAAAACAACTGGCACTTGTTGATGGGGAATCCGGTCAGAAACTCAGCGATGTTCTTGGCGAGGTCAACGCTAATACGATCATCCAAAACCAGACCCTATCAGCCGCGCTAGCTGCGGAGCAGGGCAAGACGGAATCCATGACCACGGATCTGTCAGAGGCCGAGGCGGCGATCGATAGCCTGAACGTTGAACTGACAGCTGCGAACGCCGAAATTGAACGACTGAAAGCGCTTATATCAAACACCACGCTGACCAGTGAGGGTGTGGTTCAGGAGCAGATCGGCACCGTTTAATCGCTGGACATGATCGGCCAGTCACAGAGCCTGCTTACGAGCGGGCTTTTTTGTGTCTGGAGGAAAACATGGCAAGAATCTCAGCGGAAGCGGCTGGCGGGCAAAACGTCCTTGCCTTTCTCGATCTTCTCGCATGGTCTGAACTGGGAAGCGACTACCTGAAGCGTTCCGATGATGGCTACAACGTCATCGTGACCGGGACAGACGGCAAGCTTGAGCTGTTCACCGATTACAGCACTCACCCATTTGCCAGTGGGCGAAAATCCAAGGTCTTCAGCAAATCCGGGCAAACCTCGAATGCATCAGGTCGTTATCAGTTCATGCTGAGGGATTATGCGCACTACCGGGACCAGTTGAAGCTGCCGGACTTCGGTCCAGTCAGTCAGGACCGCTGGGCTATCCAACTGATCAAAGAGCGCCGGGCATTGGACGACATCAAGGCTGGCAGGATCGAAAGCGCGATCCAGAAGTGCCGGAACATCTGGGCCAGTCTGCCCGGGGCGGGATACGGTCAGCGCGAGCATAAGCTTGAGGATCTTCTGGCCCAGTACAAGGCAGCGGGCGGGGTGCTGGCATGAACTGGTCAGATATTGGAAGCATGGTAGGTCGTGCGGCACCAGTTGTCGGCACACTACTCGGTGGCCCGGCCGGTGCAGCGGTAGGCGCACTCGTGGCCAGCGCCCTGAACGTGCCGAACGATCCTGAGTCGGTGAATGCAGTTCTGGCCGGAAACCCAGACGCTCTGGCAAAGATTCAGGAACTGCAGATCAACGCCAAGGTTCAGCTGCAGCAGTTGGCCGTGACAGCGGAGAACAATCGGTTGCAGGCAGAGGGCGCCCAGTTCGCCGCCGAAGCAGCCGACCGGGACAGTGCCCGAAAGCTTGCCGCGCAGCAGCCGAATGACCTGATCAGGCCAGCCGTAACGATCATTCTGCTGCTGGGCGCTCTGTCGATCCTGGTATGCATCTTCACAGGCATCGGTCTGGAAGCACTGCAAAACCCAGTGGCGGCCAGCACGATCTCACTACTGATCGGGCTGTGGTTCAGCGAACTAAAGCAGACCCTTGGCTTCTACTTCGGCGTGACCAAGGAGTCGCAGAAACAGAACGCCATCGTCACTCAGTTCGCTGTTGAGCCGGGCACAGTGACTAAGCCGGATAAATGAAGAAGCGCCACCCGATGGAAGGGCGGCGCCATAGTGCAGAGATCATCCGTTGGCCGGGGCGTATCTATCCAGAGGCTTGCTCAGTCCTTGATGGACGAGGTTCAAGAAAAAGAGGCACTGATTTCTGGACCAATCGTGGACAGGCATGACAGTCTTGCCCGCTTGGTCAGTAATATGTCCACCAGAAGTTATGATGAAACTGTCGACCCAGCGGCGGGAAGATCCATTCACCTCCGAAAAGTCGACTTGCCCGTTGATATCAGATCCATTGGTCAGGGCCGCCATCTCCGCTACAAACTCTCGACCATAAACGGTCACGGTTAATTTCATTGCGTCCTTTTCGAGGGTCGTCGAAAGGCCATCGATCCTCAATTGATCAGTCGTAAACTGCTCAAAAAAAGAAACGAAGTTGCTGCATACCCGTTGGAATTTCCCGTTGAAGTACAAGAAGTCCCGATGTGCGGTGTCCGCGTTGTCGTAAGCTGCCATTGATTATTCCTTTTTTTCAATGATTGAAGACGAAGGGTAGCAGAGTAGCCAGCGTCACATAATTGCCGACTTAAGGAGCGTAGCTTCCGCCGATCCCTGCGAATGCGATCTGTCGACGGTCATCCCATACAGTATTGACCCTGCACCATCGCTTCTCGTTAACTGTACACATATACAGTATCGAGTATGGCTATGTATTTCTTAATCACACCCAGACGGCGCCTCGGCGTGGCCGTCGATAAAAAGGAATTGGCGAAAATCCCACCGATCCGCGGAGACGTGCAGATCATCGAGTCGCATGAAAATCTGCTTGGCCGCACGACGACCACCGCATGGATATTCAGCTCGGCGCCTGGAGAGAACATTCTGCCAAGACTGCTGGACGTGCGCATAACAGGCATGGCCACTGGCGGGATGAACCTGACCGGGGTCGAGATGATTGACGACGCACTTTATGCACAATCGTGGTGGTGTCGCCTTGAGTGAGAACCCGCTGGCCGACTGGTGGTCGGCGATCAAGTCACGCGACGACCTGGTCACAGACCCGGAGGCTCACCGGCGCAAGCTGGTCGAACTGGCAATGCTCGCGCGCCGCCGGAACCAGGTCTGCGCCGAAGAGCTGAACGAAATGCTCGAGCGTTCGGATGCGGCCAGGCTCTGGGGATTGCTCGAATGGGAGGAGGCCGAACTCCTCGGTCTTTTCGATGGCGGCAGGCATCCGGAGGATGGCATTCAGATAATAAGAGGGAGAGGGTGAACGTCGGCAGGACGCCGGGGACATGGCTAAAAAGCCACAGTGACTTTCCGAGTGACATAGTGAATTACAGTAAAACGCGGTTAGGCATCGTTGCAGCGAACGCCAAGCCGGAGAGCCTTATTTTATGCGGGCTGTAGGCCAGTCCGCTTGCATGGGGTGCTAGGGGTCGAGTGTTCGAATCACTCCGTCCCGACCATATTTTTCAATGACTTAGCCCAATCTTTTCAGGTTGGGCTTTTTCATGCTTCGGG